GTTGTATTTGAACGTATCCAAGGTCTGCTTACAGGTCTTAATCCGTTCCCAATGGCTACTATCAAGGCTGAGGCTTAATTAAAGGAGGTTGGCAATGGCTGATAACAAAGAGCTTCAAATTGAGCTTGTAAAGGTCACTGAGGAGCTAAAGAAACATTGCCAATGCTTCGACTGCAATGATGGTGCAGACATTCAGGAATATGTGGGTAAGTTCCTTCGGGTTCTTGCCCAAATGTTCTGTTGGGTTGATAAAACCTGTGCAACCATACTAAAGACAGCTCGTGAGGAAATCATTGAGCTTGGGAACTATGAAATCTGTGAATGTAAGGCTATATTTGAATTTAAGCCTTATTATTTTAAAGGTTTTGACCCTAGCACAGTAAAGCTGTTTTTACACAAGAGGCAAGGGCTTTCTCGTGAAGTAATTGAGCTTGACAGAACTAAGTGGAGTTGGGACAGTATTGATGAGACTATTCTCATTGATATGACCGAACAAATCAACCCTTGTTGTCAATGTGATACCTCATGCCAATGTGAGACTACCTACAAGCTTGTAGCACGGTATGAGGCTGGTTACACAGCTGAAACGTTACCTCTGTGTGTTTATGAGGCTATGTGCCACTTCTTACAAGTATTCATTGCTTACCAGAACAACTGTGGAAGCTTGGACGATTGCTCTAAGATGGACCGGTTGGCTGTGGGCTCTGTGCTTAAGAGTAAATCCGTGGACTACCTGATTAGGACATGGGACGTTGACACAGCAAGTCTTGAGTATATTTACACTAAGTTAATCAACCGTTGGGCACTACAAAGTTTGAGCATGCTGTCCCTGTGTCAGTATGAGAACACAAGCGTATTTATTGCAGTAGGAAAGGCAAGAAAGCATGAAAGTAAGGTATCTAGGGGAGTACACAAGAGAGGCTAGAAGTTATGGCTGTTCTCGTTGTGGAACTTCTACTACTCATTCATCTAATGAGGTCTATAAAACAGAATACCGTATGTACTATGAAGGACGATTGTTCGTCTTTAGAAAGGGAGAAGCTCAAGAAGTGGCTGATGATATTCAAGGACGCTATCTGCTTAACCTGAAACATAGAGACAAGGACGGAGCTGTTAAGCCTTCCTTTGAGGAGGTAAATGATGGGGCTTCCCAAGAATAATAAAGAAGTAATAGTAATTAAGCAAGGAGGCAAGGTATCACGGTATGATGAAAACAGCCGTAAGATAGATACCTGTGTGTTTGAAGAGGTCGAACATCTTAAGTGTGTAGATTACATGCCAGTAGGTCGGTTTGAAGATGTAGAGACAACTCACAAACTAGAAACTTCCTCCACACTAGCCACTTTCTATTTTTCACTTCACAACCAGCTACACACCTGTGACTTTGACATAAAGCATGGCTATTATGTTATCCAGCGTGTGAGTGTTCGGTGTAATTATAATAACTGCCCTGAGGACGCTGGTGTTGTCTTCTGGAAGGTTGTTGGTATCAAGACTTATGAGGTACTACCCGGTTGCTGGGACGTTAAATTGACGGTACAGCGACTAGCAGGACGTGAGCATGAGCAACTACTCTTTGAGTGTAAGCCTTATGTCAAACAAATGCAAGGGATTATTGCCGTAGACCATGACTGACATTTCTAAAATCACAGGTGATGAGCTCCTGAGAGAGTTTGCAGAAGTTGTGTATAATGTTGCTCTTGAGTCTAGGGCAGAGGTATCCAGAGCCACTGGAGCTCTTAGAGAGAGTACCCAGATAAAGCGCACACGAAATGGCTTCTCTGTGTCAGTAAGCGCTGATACGCTAAGGGAGAAGTCAAAGCAAGATAGGTTCTATGCGGCTACATATATGTTAAAGGGATACCCTAAATCAGGGCTACCTCCCTTCAACTATATCGAAAATGCCACAAAGATTATGGGAGGACAGCTCCTTCCACTCTCTGTGTCAAGTATGTCAGCTAGACAACCTAGTGGGCGTAGAGGCTCAGGTATTGGTACAAGCACCGATATTGGTAAGGAAGTGCTAGAGGAATGGATAAGTGCAAATAAAGGTAAGTCAAGGATTATAAGGAGTCTTAGAAGGTGATTAGTAGTATTTATATCAATATAAAGAAATGGTTACAGCTCTATGGCTACGAAGTCCTAGATTACTTTATCCAAGTGGATAATAAGAAAGAAACCGACCCGAGAAATCGTTACAGAGAATTTGATGAGCAATTTAATACTCATGTAGGGACATCTGAACACTATGAGAATAATCAAGGTTGGGAAAACCCCTTCTTGGCGATAGACATTGTGCCAGACCCCCTAAACAAAGGCTGTTTTAAACGATATATAGTGAACTTCTCTGTGTATTACTCTTCTGTGTCTCCTATTACTGGAAGGCGCTGTATAGAGAACACACCAGAGGGTGTACTAGAATATCGTGACGGTGTGTATCAGGCAATATGTGAAATGATATACCACCAAGTTAAGACAACTAGAGGCTTGAAAATGAAGACCTTCGCTGATGATGTAGCTTCTAATAAAGACTGGTATCTCCCAATCAAGGTAACTCCTGTGAAATTTGGAGACTTAACAGACTTTAGCAGTGAACTAACAGATGAGGTTGGAATGTTCAGCTTCCCAATAACTTTATCAATTTTTGAATGTTAGGAGAATATAATGGCAAATCGTTTGTCTTCCGCTGATGTAGAGCGTTTCTACATGACACGAAATGAACTGGCTTCTCAAGGTAACTCCCGATTGGAGCTTGAAGCAATGTCACTTGTTCGTGAGTATTTGGCTAACTACCAAGACCCAACTCCTGTAGCACCTAGCGGTCCAGTTATTGGTCCTGCTAATAAAGCCACAGAAGAAGAAGGAAAAGAAAACAAATAAGGAGTTACACTAAATGACTTATACATCTACCAATATGTCACACCCTTTGTATGGCTTTAACAAGCAAGATAAGAATGACATTATCACAGTAGGAGTTACTGAGGAAATTCGTCCAAGTGTTCGTTTGAAAGCTAACCGACGTATCGCAGTCGATACAGGTACTGAGGTAGGTTTTGACGCTAACAAAGTTCCTCAAGACCAAATCAACTGTGGACCTATTAAGTGTTTGAACACAGGTACACTGTTTGTAAAACACGCTAACAAGAAAGCGAAAGTTCGCTATCAAATTCGTTCTCACCCAGACAAGTATGCTCTTGGTTTCAACATGATTTACCTGAACTTGCCTAAGGCTGGTACTTACACACTTCGTGCTAAAGTATCTGACTACGCTGACGCAACTCAGACTAACTCATTCACCTACGCTTACAAGTTCGCTGTGACTGCTCCAGGAGAAGTCCTACGTACAGTAGACTTTACTGATATTGTATCACTGAATGACACTGCTAATGGCGGTGGTCAAACAGGTACTGGTTGGTATCCAGAGTTCAAGAACGGCAAGCTGACTGGTAAACCAGGCGCTAAATCAGCAGGTATTACAATTTCTTATGAGGTTGAAGCTTCTGCTACTATTGAACTGGAAGAAACAGCTCAAATCGGTTTTAGCTCAATCTACATTGTGGGTGACCGTTCAGAGCTTCGTAAGTTCTCTAACGTACTGTTGTCTTGCTTGACTTCATTCACACATAATGTCTCTGTGCCAGCTTCTGACGCTCGTTGCTTCGGACGGCAATATGACGCAGAACAGATTGAAGTAACCAAAGAGATTACAGCTACAACTACTTCTGCCAACGATTACTGGTTGAACCCACTGGAAAGTGTATCTAATCTGGTAACAAGTGGTATTCCTCAAACTGATACCTATGTGGTTGATAAGGTTACTGTAGATGGTAAGAAGTACGGCGAGATTTACCTCCCAGACTTGTACTTTGGTGACTGTAACACAATCATCATTTCACTTGACCGCTGTGAGTCTACTTACCTCTCAATGCTTCCTGTGTCACCGGGTGTAAGCCTTCGTGCTGATGAGTTTATCGTCATTACTGACCAAAAACTTGCAACACCTCGTGGAACAGTCCTTGTGAGCGAAGACTACATTGGTGAAGAAGTCCTTGTGACTTACAACGCTGAGCGTGAAGTGGAGCTTATTGTAGCAAATGACAAACGTCTTGACAAGACACACTTCCGTGTGACTCAACACGTTAAGGATACTAAAGGTAATGACCGCTACTATGTATTCAACAATGTTCTTATCACTGAGAACTCACGTGAATACGGTACAGATAGTGAAGTTACCCTATCATTGACATTGACAATCTCACGGGACGATAATGGCAACTTCTACGAAGTTCGTAAGGACAGCGGAGACTTAGCCTAATAATTAGAAGGAGAAGTTATGGTAGTTCGTACTATCGGAGTTAATATTACAGGAGCAGAAGACGTACAGCGTGTTCAGTCGCTCCTTAATGGACTAAAGAAACAGGTAGGCGAAGTCAATAACCTCCTCAAAAAGGAACTAGGGGCAGGCAATAAGTCTGCCTCTTTTAAGGTTAATATAGGGTTCTCTACAGCACAGTTTCAACGTGAATGGAGTGCATTTAAGAAGAGAGTAGCACCTACATTAGAGGTCAAAGTAAAGCTCACTGGAGATAAAGGTAATGGTAATGACCCCTTAGAGAATATGAATGATGGGGCTAGACGCTTTATGTCTAACTCTCAATCTCTAAGGACTCAGCTTAACACCATCGGAGGAGCTCTTGATGGGCTCTCTAGCAAGACTTTAACACTAGGCAAGGCTCTTGGGGCTCTGGCTATTGGAAAGGTGCTAGGAGGCAATCTACGCTTCTCTACGGGTATCTTCGGGTCAATGCTTAAAGAGATTAATACAGTAAGGAATGTTTTACAGAAGGGCTTTACAGTCGGGAAGGTTGTTACTGCACCAGCTGTGAAAACTCTTACTTCTCTTGGTAGCTTAGGAAAACGGGTTGGAACTACCTTTGTGAGACACTTTAACTCAGCGCTATCTAACCTTGGACGTGGTGTTATTCACATGAATAGCTTCCAGAATATCTTCAACCGTATTGGTCAGACGATTAACCAAGGTGTGCGTAGTATCGTACAGCAGACCAAAGAGCTTGGTGACGCAATGGTTACCTATGAGACACAGATGGCTTCATTTGGACAGGACCGTTCAACTACAGAGGCTGTGGCTCAGGAAATCTCTAGGTATGGAGCGGCGACTGCCTATAATGGGGCTGATTTGCTTCGTAATACTGGTTACTTTACAGCCCTTGGAGTACAAGACCCTGTGAAGTTGACTAAGGCTATTGCTGGTCTGGTTGCTACAAATAAAAACCCTATTGATGACTTTGCAGGGGTAGCTAAACAGCTTACTGACGCATTGCAGGCAGGCAAGCTGAACTGGCAAGACTTCCGTATCATTCAGTACCGTCAGTCACCTGTGGCAACACGTCTGATTGACGAGGAGCTTGCTAAACGTGGCTATCTTCAAGATGATAAGGGCAACCCTGTTAACAAGCAGACGGCTATCCGTAAAGGGTACTTGTCTCTTGAGAAATACTTGGAAGTCCTTACAGAAGTAGGTAACAGTGACGCACTGCAATCCCTTACAAACACTATCAAGACACCTAAGCTTGCTTGGGATAACTTGCTTGAAAATATTGGTTTGAAGGCTAGTGGTGCTGTAGGAGCAGAAGGACCTTTGAAGGGGCTCTATGATAGTATCGTTGACTTTATCAAGGACATTACTGCTCTTGTAGAGAAGTCAGACCCTGTGTGGCAGTATGTAGGTGAGAAATCACAGAAGGCTGTTGCAGGTATCCGTGGTTACTTCTCTGAATGGAATAAAGCTTTCTCTGAGCAACTTAAGGTAAGCTTGCCTACATTCCTTAATGGAGTTGAGGGAGGATTTTCTGGAGGAAGAGTAGCCCAAGGACTAAATGAGATTACACAGGCTTTACTGGCTATGGGTAATGCAACTACTTCACATAACCTCGGTAGAGGGCTCTCTGAGGTAGCTTACCAGTATGAGCGCCTTGTGGCTAAGTTTATTGGGCTAGGACAAGTGTTGCTTGATAATGGAGCTCTTGACACAGTGGCTAACTTTATTGCCCTCTATGGGGATATGGTAAGTCAAGTAGCTAACAGCTCTGTGATTAAGAATAGTTTGACATTTATTAACTTTATCATTGGTGAGGTCAAGAAGACTGTCAATAATGGAGCACTTGTGAATGGAGCTGATAGAGCCTTTACAGGTCTGTTAGACTTCTATACTCAGCTTGTGTCCTTGGCAAGTCTATTTATCAATGATACACCTATTGTAAGTAAAGGGCTAGAGTATGCTGGTCAAGTGCTTACAGCCATGGCTACAGCAGTATCCTCTGTGAAAGACCTATCAAACAATATGCTCAATGGAGGAGCTTCAGGCAACTTCAAGAAAGGGCTTGAGTTAGGTTTCCAACAAGGTGTAAGTGGCTATGGAGAAGACCCTAGAGGTCTTGGACGTACAATCCTATTTATTCAGAAAGTCAGAAAATTCTTTGAAGACTTGATGAAGGAGTATAACAACCTATTTAATACCTTCCAGTATGCTAACCAAGTAGGTGCTGAAAAGTATGGAGTCAAGATTGGTAACTTCATAGGTGAAGTGGCTAATATCTTTGGTAAGATTATTGAGTGGTTTGAGACAAAGATTAAACAACTCAATGGTCGGATTAACTTCAATACTATTAAGACCCTTGTGGAAGAAGTAGGCAAGATGTGGCTATCTGTGGTCAATATGCTTACTGATACGGTTACTAAGTCTATTGGCTCACTACCTAAGGGTAGATTAGAGCAGGGTATGAAGAACTTCTCTTCTGTGTTCCAGAATTTGCAGAAGTCATTACAGCCTATCTATCAGGAACTTCTCACAGGAGTACTTAAGAGTGCTACAGGGAATACCGGTAAGAAGCTGTTACAAGCAATGGCTGACTTTGTGAAGGCTGTTGTGACAATGATTAGGGATATTATTAAGTATATAGGGCATGGCTCTGTTGAAAGTGGGATTAACTCTATCCTTAAATTCTTTACTAATATCCTTAACTTCATGACTGAGATTGCTAAATTCATGGGACAATATCCGGGACTTACCACAAGCCTTATCGGTCTGGTAACTATATTCGGAGTTATCGGTAAGGTCTTAGGAGCAGCCGCTGGTATGGTTAGTGTAGCTAATACTCTTGGATTAGGTGGCCTAGCCTCTGGGGCTGGTGGTAGCCTCCTAGGAGGACTTGCTAGCACAACTCCTATAACCTCACTATTAGCAAACTCAGAAGGTAACGCCTTACAGCAATTCTTAGCTAGAGCTGGGACTCCTGCTATAGGAGGGATTGGAGGCAAGATAGGCTCATTTGGAGCTTCTCCTCTAGGAGCTATTGCTTCCTTAGTTGCTCAAATGATTGCTGACCCTGTGCAAAGAGCTATTGGAGGACATGGAGGAGCTACTGTAGGTGGAGCACTTAAGACAGCAGGAGCTGGACTTGGCTTAGCAGGAGCAACCTTCACAGGAGCTTCTATTGGTACAGCCATCATGCCAGGTATCGGTACTGCTGTGGGAGCTCTTCTAGGAGCTATCACTAACCTGATTATGGGTGGAGGTAAAAACCTCCTAGATGGTATTGAAGGACTTCTTACTGGATACAATGATGAGTACCGTAAGCAGGCTGCTGAAAATGCTAAGTCTATTAGGGAGAATGCAGAGGCTGTGTCAAGAGCAAGAGCTGATGAGCATACTACTAGAGACGTTCTCGGCTCTAAAGTAACTCTAGGTGGCTACTTGCAAAACATGACAGATATGCAGAAGAAAGTGTTTGGTAGACTTCAACAGAACTTTACAGACGCTACTGCATATATGCAGAACTCTATGCAACTCCTTGAGCAGGCAGGGGCTACTGACTCTGCTACAATGAGACAAACACTCTTTGACCTCGGATATAACGCACAGAAGCCTCTTAAGGACATGCAGGGCACTTATGTTCGCATAGGTGAGGAATTGATGTCTTGGGAGCAATTAAAGGCTCAGAATGGCTTATATGGCTCTGAGGGAGACGAAATTCTCTCTGCATTGCTTAACCAAGTAGCTATTGCTCAGGGAAGACAGTTTACAGATATTGTAGACGAACAAGGAAACTTGATTACTCAAATGGACGCTTACCGTCAGGGTGCTCAGAACCTAACAGAGGAGAAGAGACAAGAGTTGCAACAAAAACTCATTGATGCTGGTGTGTCTCGTGACCAAGTTCTCCAGCTTCCAGATAAAGCTCTTCAATTCCTTGTGAGTCAGTATGATATATACACTAACACAATGGACGCTGAGAAGAAGAAGGCGGAAGATGAGGAGAAGGAAAGCAAGCATAAGGGAGACTTGAGTGATGCTTGGACTCGGATAACGAATGGTATAAAAGCTGTCTGGGAATGGGTTACTGGTATCTTCGATGGAATTGGTGAGTGGATTGCAGGTGCTCTTGCAGGACTTACTGGAGGAGACTCCAATAAAGCCAAGAAGGATTACAAGAAGAATAAGAAGAAAATACCTTCTGGAGGTACTCTTCTATTCTCTACTGGAGGTTTTGTAAACTACCTAGCCCAAGGAGGAAGTCCTCTACTTGGAGGAATTTTCCAACCTAGAGGTACTGATACTATTCCTGCAATGCTTACTCCGGGTGAGTATGTACTCCGTAAGAGAGCTGTGGATAGCCTAGGAACTAACTTCCTAGATAATCTAAACCGCTTCGGTATTGGAGCTCTTGGGGGTAACAGAACAACCACAGTAGTGAATAACTATTATAACAACAATGCAAGTGTTAATCAGAATATTGATAATAAGTCCAACTACCTGAATGGTATGTATGGACTGGATAGATTGATGAGGTATGTTTAATGGGATATAGAGGCGAAAATGTAAATAAGCCTAGACGATATATTCAGTATAACGACCTTGTGTTCACAGGGACACGAAGTATACAAGAGCAAGCTGAGAGTGTAGCCTTTAGAGTTAATTCAACTCCGAAGGCTTTCACCCATGGCTCTTTTGTAGGTAATAGAGGTGATGAGCTACTTGTAGATACTCACACTATAAGCTTCAAGATGGCTCTGAAAACAAATACATGGAGTGATGAGAATATCCGTGTGCATTATGACTTCATAGTTCACCAGCTAACAAGGAAAGGTAAGCTCTGGGCTGTTGATAGTGGAAACCAGCTTATTTGGTGTCATGCCTACTGTACTAGTATGCAACAGCAGAAAGAGTGGACGCTTACCGACAATGGCTACCTTGTGTTACAAGTTGAGTTTAATAATGCAGAAGGCGTTTGGCACAAGGCTAGTGAGCACAAGACTTACTTTGACAGGTTCGACCTGTGTAGCTTTACTCAGATGAAAGCAGATTGCCTTAAATCACGTTGCTGTGATGATAGTCAGCCTTGCTCAGAGTGTGAGTGCTGTAATGATAACTGCTCAGCTATGAAAGACATGATTGACTACTGCTCAGCTGTTCAGGACATAGACTTCAATGATGAGTTTTTTGACCTCTGTGACAGTAAGTGGCGTGTAGTTCATAACTGCCAAAAGGCTAGGATTGATGGTAAGACACTGCCAGAACTCTATGCACATGCCCTCTGTGACCTCTGTGTAAATGGAGAGCTTCACAAGACATTTCAGGCTGATACAGTGTTGGATAGCACTCAGTGGAGAGTTGGTCTGTTCGGACATTTCAAAGACCCTATTATCACAGTAAACAATACCAATATCAAGGTAAAAGGTGAATACAACGGGGTTCTTACACTTGACCAAAGAGGAAATGTACGGTATGCTAGTAGTTGGGAATGTCTTGAGTATGACTACAAGGTTGTCAAGTTAGATAACTTGTCTTACTGTGAAGGACCATTCAGAATTATTAAAGGCAGAAATACCATAAATGTATATGGTGTATTATCAAGCACAGCCTGTGCTTATGTAGATTACGAAAGGCTTACACTATGATAGGGAAAATTATAAATGGAGGAGACGGTTCAAGAGACCAGCTATTATTGCCTGAGGATTTCTTAGGTGACTTTGCGCTAGACTTTAACTTGATGGAAGTTCCGTCAATTCCAATTACTATCCCTTCTAAGTATGCTAAGCTACTGACTGGAACAACTCAAATTAGCCTGTCTAGTGATGATTGGAACTTTCTAGGCACTGTGTATGAGAAGAGGACAAATCATAAATCAGGTACTTGTACTGTGAGCCTCACTCATATAGTAGGACTTCTTGACAAGAAAAACCTCCCGACTAATGTTACCTTTAAGGATAGCACAGTTCAGGAGGTTGTTAAGAAGGTTAAGGAATACTGGAAGGACGCTAAGAATGACCTAGTAAACCTTATGAAATTTGAGTTTGTAGACAAAGTTGAACGCAAGATAGAGTATGAGTTTTCACAAGAAACGGTCTTACAGTTCCTTACGAAGCTCTGTGAAAAGACACAGGATATGCAATGGCGCATAGATAAGAAAGACCCATTCAAGGTGACGTTCTCAGCAATGGGAGCTAAGAAGGAAGTCATGATTTCCCCTGAAACCTATCTGATTGACCTTGGAGAAGTTCAGGAAAGCTTCCAAGGAGTAATGAACGCTGCTGTGGTCCGTTCAGATAAGGCAGACGCAGGAGCAAGTTCTCTGACCCTTCGGGACATATTCCATGACAAGAAACTCATGATTGAAGGCTTTCCTGTGATTAAGACAGACAGACCTGTAAACTCACAGAGACACTTTGATTACCCACCTCTCCCTGTGTTCGCTACTGATATGTCAGAAGATGAGTATGCTATCCTAGATGAGGAAGGAATTGCCCTCGAAGCAGGAGAACTCTACTGGGGTAGCATTACTACTAATGACACACAGGCGATAGCTGGTGAGAACAAGGAAGTGTCTGATGAGGACCGTATTAAAGCCACTGTGCAAATGTATAAGTCGGCTATTAGGAAGATGAGAGCTTCAAGGAGGAAGGTTATATATCCTGTGACTACTTCACCTCTGCCAGCAGGGGTTCAAGTAGGAGACAAAGTAAAATTTGTCTTAGGAGTAGACCTTGTGGAGCTAACACCTTGCAGTAAATACTATACTAAAGTGCTCAGAGCAAATGACTGGTTTTATGTAAACAAGATGAGTTACCAATACTCTACAGGAAATTCACTTGTGCTTAGCCTAGAGCTGAGTAAGTTCTTATCAGTGGATAGAGAGGTGACTTAATGGACGCTGTTACTAGGTTAGTAAATACAGTAAGAGATACTAGAGAGAGGGTTACACAATCAAGCCGTCAAAGGCGTGGAGGAGTAACCGACCTCTTTGGTGTTGACTATGTAGACACAATACGGAACACAGAGGAAATGGTTGGGGATAAGAAGAAAGAAGCCAACTACCACCTCACTGTGTCAGGGGATTTAGATAGGTTTCAGCGCTGGTTTCTTAAGGTTATTGTTACAAATAACAAAGGGGACAATTCAGAGCAGGAACAAGAGGGTGTTCGTCCTATGTCTGATGTTCACTTAGAGGTATTTGCACACAACGCAACTACTGGACATAGTGAGACGATTGACCTGACACCTTTCCTAAAGGCTATATGGAAATGTAACTGGATTGCAGACGCTAAAGGCGGAGAAGGTATCTTTCCTAATGGTAATCCCATGGAAGGCTATGACCTGATGAAAGTTGCATGGTATCTCAATGATAAGCAGAGAGAAGCCTTGTATAGTCCGGGAGAAAAGATATTCTCTGTGAAAGCACTAGGAGACGCAACAGTGACATTGCGCCTTTATTTGAAATTTAGTCACATAAACTAATATGTACGATTTTAAGGATTTATATAATAAACACAAACATTACACAGAGAGGTTAGACCGGCTAAGGGTTAAGCAATTTAAGGTGGAACAGCACCTAGAGGCTCACCCACAGGACTATACCGCTGTGATTGATAACATGAAGTTAAAGAGTGAGATATACAGGGAAGAGAAGAGAGTACAGCAGGTACTTATGATGATGGAGGTTGTCTTTGAGTAGACTAGAATATCTATACCTAATCAGGACTACTATCCAGAAGCTAATGCTAAGTCTAATAGAAGACAGGGATTTATTTTTAGCAAGACATATTTTAGAGAAGGGTTGCTATGACAGCTTAGCCTTCTTGAATTATGATGTTAAAAAGTCAGTAGCCATAAGTATATGCAATAATAACAGTGTTATTTATTGTCCTGTTGATGATTATTCAATAGCTGAATATGGCTATTTATACTTCCCAACTACGGAACTTTTTACTTTGTGTGAAAGTTTACTGAAAGACAATAATGGTGTATAATTATGGTTAGGAATTGCTACGATATATGCAAAGATAAACTTGGAGAGCATTACGATTTTGATGGTTCTGGAGGAGGTCCAGGGGGGAACTGGCAATGCTACGATTTGGCTAACTATGTTGCCAGCTTCTTTGGAACTAGGCTTGTAGGTCCAGTTGCCGCCACTATCGTATATGATAATCCTCAGCTTTACAGACTTGCTCTTGTTAAGACCTATGATGGTCAGCTAGAGACTGGAGATATGATTATCTTCGGACCTGTGGCTTATAACTCAGCAGGTCACGTAGCTTTCTATGGCCATGGTGACCAGACAAGCGCTACCTGTATAGACCAAAATCACCCTGCATGGAGCGGAGTTACTGAACATACCTTTAACTTGTTACCACTGAACCCTACACATATTGTAAGGTTTTATAATCAAGAAGGGTACTCAGCAGGAGGGCAGTCTTCTAATAATCAGCCGGGAACTATTTCTGGTAATGATACCACTAAGACTAAATCCAGAACTTATCAGTTCTGGGAGGTCACCTGTGATGAGACTGAGGTACTAAAGGAAAAAGATGGCGAGTTTATTGAAAAGACTTTCCAATGTTCCAAGTACACAGGGCTGGAAGACGGTGACTGGATAAAGATTGACCGCTGGGACGGCTCAGCCGGTTATATCCGTAAATCCTGTGCAAAACGCAGAGAAGACCTTGACGTAGTGGTAACAACTAAGAAGGACGCTTCTGTGACTAATGACTTGCCTTCTGGTACTGCTAACTATGACGGTGGAGACATTTCCTATGGAGGATATGTACTTACCAAGGATAAGATAAGTGCAATGGCTTCCGCCTGTGCCAAGTATGGTATTTGGCTTCCCGGATTTATCTGTCAGACCTATCTGGAAACTAACTGGGGACAATCTCCCGGAGCTACCTATGCAGGTCCTGAGAATAACTGGGGAGGTCTTACATGGACAGGAAATCCTCAGCGTGAGTCTGGTGTAATAGTATCACAAGGAGCTCCACGAGCAGAAGGTGGTTATTATATGAAGTTTGCAAGTCTAAAAGATTACTTTGAAGACCACTGTAACCTTATTTCAGACCGTATTGGAGGAGCAGACGCATTATATCACGCAAACAACAAATATGATATTGAAAGCTTCACAAGAGGACTATTCAGACCTGTGGCTAAGTATGACTATGCAGCTGTCGGTCTAGGAGCTTATATAGCTCAGATGACTAGTATCTATAATGGAATGAAGCCTCAGCTTGATGAAGTTATGGGGCACATTAAGGAGGGTGAGCCTTTGCCTACTGCTCCTAATGTGACTAAACCAACACTACCAAAATTTGAACTTCCAAAACCTAAGCTACCACCGCTTAAGACAGGAAACAAAGCAACGGACAGAAGAGCTCGTTGGACATAAGGAGGAAACATGGCGTATAAGCTACCAAAAGAAGACCAGCTGTGTGGAGTAGTTTACAATACTTACACAGGTTACAAGCCTATCCCCAAGGCTACTTGCCCTGCTAACTCAGGAGGGTGTGGGGATAATATTAAAGTAGTTCTAAACTGTGGAAAAGAACCTAAGCAGAACGCACTTCCTGAGTATTACACAAATGGCACTATCCGTGCTTATGTGCAAGAAAAGGCAGGTCATAACGACCACCCTGTGCATTTCAAGAGTGATACGCCAATGGCTAACCCTCTTGTGATTGACCCTAAACAGTTCACACGTAGTGATGACCAGCCGGGTAACCTTTATAAAGATTTTATTCAGGCAAATGGATACACTCATGTGAAAGCTGGTGGAGGTCAGTTTACTCAGCTTAACTCAGATGGCTCATTCTCTAAGCCTTATGAGTCTGTTGATAATAAATTAGCCATTTTACATTTTGGGAAGATTGATTAAGGAGTAATAAATGTCAGATAAAGTTGTAAATGTATATGTAGGTGAATGCTTTAGTGATGGGGCACAAGTTGGTGGAGAAGGTAAGACCTATGGACTGTCACTCTCTGGTAATAAATTGAAGCTTGTAGAGAACGGACAACAAAGTGAAGTTGACCTTCCAGCTGGAGGCGGTGGGGAGTTATCTAATGCTGTTATTGATAAGGTTAGTGCCTTTATAGATGGTATTTTTGAAATTAAATTAAATCCAGACGAAGTATATTATGGGGGCCAAAATAAAACATACCCGTTAATTGTAACAGGAAATGGGGATGATACCCCTCTTAGGTTAAACTTTTACGGTGATGTAGCTGGTGACTCAGATAGTTTAGTATTAGGAGGGTTCTTCACTACAAAAAGTTCTCCTATAAGTAGCTATTCACTATATCACTTGTTCGACCCATCTACCCATGAGTTCTTTTATAAGGGGGAAAAGCTGGAGTTTGATAATGGAGGTAACATAGATGTTACTAGTATCCAGAAAGGACTTCCTTTTGTTCAATTAGAAGCTAGACGTGTGGAGTAACGATGAATAACCAATGGATTGACAGTATTCTTAGCAGACAAGAAGTAATAACCTCTGTGACCCTAGTAATCACAACGTTGTGTACCTTCCTTGTGACTAAGCTAACACAGAAGACTAAAGAGGCAGAAGCCCATCAAGAGGCTCAGGAGGAAATGGCTAGAAGCAATAAGCGCTCAGCTCTTAGAAATGAGTACCTTCAAATCTATAACTCAACTGAGTTCTCTTGGGAACAGAAGTACCACTTAACTCGTGAGATTATCACATCATACTATGCTCTTAATGGAAATCACTACATTCATGAGCTAGATGAAAGACTTTACTATAAGAAAGAGGAAGAAGTAAATGAACCTAACGAATAAACAATATGACATTGCTAAACGAATTATCACAGTAGTTATCCCAGCGTTTATTACGTTGCTAACTGCGCTAGGAGGCATCTACAAGTTTGACCCATCTATTGCTATCGGTACTATTTCCGCTATCACTGTGTTTGCAGGTGTGGTTCTTGGTATCTCAAGTAATAACTATGCGAAAAATCAGGAAGAAACAGAAACAAAACAAGGAGAACAGTAATGGCGATTAGTTACCAAGACTTTAAGAACAAAACGCTTGGTAATGGCTATGATGTAGACGGTTTCTACCTTTACCAGTGCTTCGATTTATATGCACAATTTTGTATAGAAAACGGAGTGCCTTATGCTAACTGCACTGACTCAGGTTTTGTAAAGGACGTATGGATACACCGTCACAGTAACGGTATCCTGAACTACTTTGATGAAGTAAGTATCCTACAGCCGGGTGACCTTGTGTTCTTTAAAGAACACCCTTGGACTCCTTATTCACATGTGGCTATCTTTGATAGTGACATTGACGGTGTGTATGGAATGTTCTTAGGACAAAATCAAGGACCTGATAGTAGCTTAGATAGAGGAGGAGTTACTTCTCTTGTGAGACTTCCTTATGAAGCTACCTTTGATACAGCCTTCCGCCTTAAACCGGGAGTTGGTGGTCAAGCTAATCAAGCTACTCAAACAAGCTCAGCTAGTGGACGAGGCTTCGTAAATGGAGCACCGGGACTTAAGAAGGACGAATACTTCTTAGATGTATCAGCCTACCAATCAGCAGACCTCACAGCTATTACACAGCAAGCAGGTACTAATAAGACAATCATTAAGGTCAGTGAGCACACTACCTACCTATCAGATGTTAGACAAGCTCAGGCTGACACATCTGTGCCTATTGGTTATTACCACTTTGCACGATTTGGAGGTGATGTAGGACAAGCTCTTGCAGAAGCTAACTTCTTCCTGAGCAACCTACCTAGCAAGCCTGTGAACTATCTGGTCTGTGACTATGAGGATAATGCTAGTGGAGACGTAGAAGCCAATACACAGGCTATCTTAGCCTTCATGGACGCATGTGCTGGTAAAGGCTATCAGCCTATCTATTACTCATACAAGCCTTATACTTTAGCAAACGTAAACTATAAAGCCATCTTGGCTAAATACCCTAATTCTCTGTGGATTGCAGCGTATCCTAACTATGAGGTAACACCTACTCCTGTGTGGGAAGTGTACCCTACTATGGAAGGTATCCGCTGGTGGCAGTTCACTAGCACAGGTATTGCCGGTGGCTTAGATAAGAACATTGCTATTCTTAGTGATGATATTGCAAACAATCAATTTGAAGAAGAGGAAGACGAAATGACAAACTATGTTATCCGAAGCAATTCAGGTAAGCAAGGTTACCTTGCAATTACTAATGGAATTGTCTGGGGAATTGGAGACATTAAGACTGTAGGTGAGCTTCAAAATGCTAAGCATGTGCACCTCAACCTACCAGACGGAGACTTTGACCGTTTCATTAACGCACAGAAGTCTGATGATGTGACGCAAGAGGCTATCGCAAAAGCTATCGAAGACGCTAACAAGAGCCTTACCGAAGTTATTGCAGGTGAGCCTAAGGAACAAGCCTAAGGGTTTAGGAGGGGGAAATATTTATATGTTTCCTCTTTCTTTTTAATAGGAGGAGTTATGCCTAATAAGAATTTACCCTGTGTATTTCCAGACCCTATGTGCCCTCCTAAGGAAGACGGGACTAAGTGGACTGAGCAGGAATTGGCTAAAAATGAGCAACTCATGGAAGCCTACAAGCTAGACCTGTGTAAATGGATTGATGAGAAGTGCAACTATAATGGAGGTATCACTCCTGAGGAAAAGTCTGAGTATGAGCGCAAGCTACTTGCTTATAATAATGCCTTGGCACGATACAAAGAGCTCCTTGAGCGCTATGAAACCTACCTCATCAACAAGTCTGAATATGATAAAAAATTAGCCTCTTATACAAAAGAGTATAATGCTATTCAGGCTGAGATTACCCGTATCACTAAGGAAAATGAAGAGCGGACTAAGCGTAATAAGGCTAAACAGGACAGATACACAGCTGACAAGGCTCAGTATGATAAGGATATTGTAGTCTATCGGCAGAAGAAGAAAGAGTATGATGAGGCTGTTGACCCTGAGCGTAGACGTAGGCTTGAGAATGAGGCACTACAGCAAGCCCTAGACCGTGTGCAACGTACTACACGCATGAATGTATTTACCTATGGCTCTAGCACAGCTGGAGGGGCTTATACTCATGTAAGCTCAAATGGTAACAACTTTGAAGTACAATGGCGCATGGTAAACACAGGGCGTATTGTAGGTACTGGTACTGTTCGTGGTAATGTAGAATACCGCTTTGTGAGACGGGAAGATAGAATTGAGGCTTACATTGTAGCCTACACTATCCAGTCTGTGCAATATCAGATGAACCCTAATGATACTTGGGCTTCTGCTGGAGCTGTGTTTACAATCAATAATCACCAAGGTCAGCCTATCTGGTCAAGGAGCTATGACCCTTATCAAAGCTTCTCAGATACACCAAACAGGCGTGTGGTTATGGAGAGGCAAACACCCATCTACCAAACAGGTCAGCCTGATGGTCAGGTGGTTATCTTCTCTACTTATGACTCATGGATTGCTGAGCCTACCTCAGGTAGCTTGAATGTGAACTTCACCATGGACCGACTTGATGTCCAAGTACCTCATATTCCAATCCCACCTAAGCCAGAAGAACCTAAAGAGCCACCTAGACCTGTACTAGAGCCTCAGCTCCCTGTGCCTAATTTACCTAATAATCCTCCACAAGAGCCTCCTAGAGTTGATAAACCTAATCACCCCGGAGAACCTCCTGTGCCTCCTACTCCTAGACCTCTTAGGCCAAGACCAAAGCGTCCTTGTAAGATATGTAACGAGTGTGAGGAATGTGAGAATATTGGTAGAGGGCCTGATGTCTGTGAAGACCTTAAGGCTATGGCACAAGAGCGCTACCAGAGAGCAGGAGTTCATGAGCTTAGAAATAAGTATGTAGTGAACCTGCCTAAGGTTATTAGACGCTCAGCTTATGGGCTCTGGTGTGTTACTAAGAACATTATCAATCAGCTCTGCCATGTAGGAGAAGAGTTTGAGTGCCTTAGACAGCAAACAGACCAGCTTCGTAAAGAGCAGATGTGTATTCAGAACGCACAGCAGGCTTCCTGTGAGCGTTTAGCTAAGATTGCTAAGAATAACCTTGACATAGGTAATACAGTGCGAAATAGGCTCATTCAGAAGCTCAGAGACGACGCACAGAAGAGGTCTGTAGAGATTGCTAACCAGACAGTAAGAATGAATATGTTCCCTAGAGGCTCACAAGCAGGCTCAGGTACTTACACAAGAGTATCTACCTCAGGAACTAACTTCACTATTGAGTGGAACATGGTAGGCGGAGCTGTTATTGGTAATGGTAGCATTAACGGAACAGTAGAGCGTGAGTTCAGGCTTAACACAACCACAGGGTATGTAGAGGCTTTCCTAAAGGCTGTTACTATCACCTCTGTGAGATATGAGCCTACAGGCGCTATGACAGGGGCTTCTACAGCTACCATGGCTGTGTTTGACGGAGCAGGCAATCAGGTTTACTATAAAGCCTATGACCCATTCCGTTCGTTTAATGAAAGCCCTAACCGTAGAATTGAGTACAATAGAACAGTACCACTACAGACCACAGGCTCTACTGGGGGCTCTGTGCACGTACTTTCTACTCGTGATACTTGGCTTTATGACCCTACCTATGGACAGCTAGAAGTGAACTTCACAAGGGATAACCTAATCCCTATTGATATTCCTCTTGTGCCAGATATTCCTAAGGTAGAGATTGATTGTGGAAGCTGTGAGGTGAAAGAATTTGACTGTTAAGGAATGTAGCTCATGTGGAGACAAGTGTGGGCACTTCATATGTCAGGCAAGGAAATACGCCTTGTGTGATTGCCCTACTATCACTCCGGGAAGAGACGCATGTAACGCTTTACATGACCTAAATGATAATAAGATTAAGCTAATGGCACAGCGGAATGAGTCCCTACTAGCCTGTGATATTCCTAAATTCTTAGGCAGGCTATTCAGGGGTATCTCCTGTGTCTATAAGAATATGATATTGCAACTATGCTGGATTATTAAGAATATTTGCTGTATCTACTCACGTACTAAAGTTATTGATGAAAATAACAAATGTATCAATCAGAAGCAAGAGAAAATGGTTCAGGGAATGAAAGACCTGCAAGCTCAGATGAATAAAATTCTTGAGCTTTATAACCAGTATGCCACAACTAAGATTGTGGTAGCTGACAGCTCTTTTGAGGGACTTGTAGCCACTCTTGAAGCACTACCAGAGGAGGAGCTTTAATGGCAGACTGCGTAACTTGTATGAAATGCAGGTTTAAGGAATGTCAGTGTGATAATGGTTGCAAACCTAAATGTATAGATATAGGCAAGACCTGTGATGATACCTGTCAAAAGGTTAAGGACTTGCACAAAGACCTACTAGAGCCCATAGCTCCCATGTTTGAAACAGGTATGCCCTGTGACATGAGGGAGCTTAGCTCTAAGGGCTTTAGCAATGTATTTATGTTTGTCAACAACTTTATCAATGTCCTGTGTCACACACTTGGGCTAACTGATATTTTAAATGACCGTATTAAGGCAAACAAAAAGAACCTTGAGGAGCTTAATAAAGCTAACGAGGCTCTTTGTGGAAGAATTAATGAGCTCACAAGAAATGCCAATAAGTTGGTTACAGCTTCTAACTCTACTGTGTCTGACGCTATTGCTTATAACAATAAGCTAAAACGTGAGTACAATGAGCAAGCTTCCTTTGTGAATGAATATAACAAGGGTGCACTTGTTAAGTACCAACAAGACCAGCAAGAATACACAAGCCGTATCTCTATCTTACAGGCTAACTTGACCAAGGAAGGCTATCCTCAGGCAGTGGCTAGTCAGTACCTTCAAATGTCTCCTAATGCTGTTATGGCTAAGACAATTAGAGGACGTAAGCTAGCTAACGATACTAAAGAGCCTGCAAGTGTCAATCCTATCCCTGATGTTACTACCTTTACCTCAAATGAATTGGTCTATACCTATTTAAAAGAGCGTGAGGAAATGACGGTAGACTTTGCTAATGCAACTACTATTTTAGCAGGGAAAGAGATTTCATCTATCAAGATGAGGATTACTCTTGTGTCAACTGAGCACCCTAAGAAGGGTGTGATTATTGGAGTACCTACAAATCCGTATAAGCAAATTACTATCCACACAGAGGGTAGCAATGAGCAGTATAGCTCTGAGCTTATTGTAGAGGTACGTTTCTTTACTGCTGACGGTAAGGAAGTTAAGCCTACCTATAAAGAAACAGCTATCCTGAACCTGCAACCGTTTGGTGCTGAGTCAGGTCAGGGTACTTACTTCTCAGTTGATACTGGTTACACTGTGCCTATCAATGGCTCTTATGTAACAGCACAGAATGGTAGACTAAGCAACTACACTAGAAATCCTCTTGGGGAAGGTCCTCAATCTATTGTATGGGGAGTGTTCACTGACACTATCGCATTTAGTGTAGGAAGCTACAAGAAGAATGTATCAGGATTTAACCTGAATACAGCTCCTGTGATAAGTTCAATGCCAGTAGTCCCTTATCAGGCTAAGCTGAAAGAACTACCTCCTACACCTAACTACATTAACATTCATGAGAGCACAGGCTTCCTTAATGAGCTTAACTGTGGCTTATGTACCCTAGCTCCGCTTAGAGAGTGTAAAACAGCCTGCTCTGTGTGTCCTCCTGTTGGGAGGGAAGCTAGGATTGCTCAGGCTAAGGGGCTTGACTATATCACAGTAACAACCTTTATTGATACTGCAACTAATAAACCTATCGCACCAGCTGTACATGAAAAGAGCACTTTCTGTGCCCCTACTCCTGACACAGTGTGGTATAATGGTAAGGGATATACTTTAATTCCTAGCAAACAGACTACCTCTGAGTTCACAGAAGGGACTGATAGCCTGTTGGGTAAGGGTATGATTAGAACCTGTGTGAACTACTACAGCACAGGAGGAAAGGAAACGAACTAATGACATGTAACAAATGCTATGAGTGTGAATGTAATGACGGAAAAGACTATTGCCAAGATTGCCTTCCTGATGAAGGTACTTGGCTAATTGTCAAGTCTGAGAAGCCTGACCCGTTCTATGCTGACCGCAACCATGCTTACATGGATAGCAATCAAGATGTATGGATTTTAAATCGTGCTAGGGACGCTATGATTAAGCTTAATGGTACAGGCTCTGGTAATGGGGGTAAAATTTATAAAGCAGGTCAAGGTATCACTATTTCACCTGATGGAACTATCTCTGCTGTAGTCACACAGGATAGAGACACTATCACTACTGTGAAGCCCGGCAATGGTATTCTGGTAGCTAAGACTAATAATGATTACACTGTGTCACTAGACAGCACAAAAGTACCTACTAATGAGCGCCTAGAGAATGTAGAGCGCCAAATTGGTGAGCTTAAAGCCCCCAAAGGTGTAGCCTCTGTGTCAGTAATCGGTAAAGACGGGATTGTTAGTACACAGACAGCCACTAAGGATTGGGAAGTTAAACTTGACCCTGCTGTAAAGGCTAACATTGATAAAATTCCAGCGCTAGAGACTAAGGCTGTTGAAGTTCCTCTTGTGAACTATATCAACAAGTACCATGGTAACGGCTGGGTAGGTAAACGTGACGAAGGTAGCGATTATTATTCTGCTCCATTGTATTATTTAACAGATAAGAAGTCACTAGGAGAACTAGGTTTCTCTGTGGGAGATAAGTTTTATATTAAGGCTAGGTTTGATGTGAATACAACATCAGCTATTCCTGCTACCGCTCAGCTTGCTCTGGAAGCCTATGACATGGCTAATCCGACTAACTGGTATGTAGGCTGGCTTGCAGGTAAACAATCTATGCAGACTAAAGGTAATGAGATTACCTACACATGGACTCTTGCTGAGAAAGACCTTAAAGTAAATGCCCTTAATGTTCGTATTGACGGTATTGATATTAAGACCTTCCCTGTGAGATTTACTTATCTGACATTAACTACCAAGCCTGTGACTGATAGTATTCCTGAGCCTTCTGGTACTTTACTTGTTGGTGCTGATAACCTCATTAAGGGCACTAGAGATGGCTCTGCTAACACTTATGGAGCTCCTAATGGAAACTACCTAGGACTAGCTATTAGTGAGAAAAATAGAGGCACAGGAGCTGGTACATTTGATACCTTTAATGCTCAGCTAGGCTACCCTCTTAATCCGGGAACATGGTACACAGTGAGCTTCTTTGCAAAGGCAACTAGTGAGATTACTTTTGGTAATCACCTGTACTCACCTGCAAAAGTATGTATTGTGTATAGCTCCACAGGAGGAATGAATACTAACATTGACGGTGATGTCACTGTGAAGGTAAATGCCAACTGGGCTCTTTACACCATTAGTTTCCAAGTATATAACACAGCACCGTTTACTCCTAAAGTTCTCTTAGGGAGAATGAATGGTAGCGTACCAAGTAACACTGTGCTACAGATTGCTGGTGTGTGTTTCTATGAGGGTACAGGTCCTCGTTCTTGGGGAGCAAGCTCACTAGACGTACCAAGCAATACTGATGTCACAGAAGGTATTAACAGGCTTAATACTACTGTGCAAGGACTTAGCACCAAGGTAACTGCCCTAGAAGGAAGAGCTGATAATGATACTAAGTATTATGCAGGAAATGGCTTGAGCCTTAATGGAACAACCTTCTCTTTGAATACTAATGACCTAGTTACATTCGGTGACATTGCTACTAAAGCAGACCGCTCAGAGCTCAGGTCCTTACAAACTAAGTATAATAGCCTAGAGACAGCTGTGAAGAAGCTCCTACAAGACCTTAAAGACTCAGGTGCTTGGGAAGTTGCTGGTACAGACATTCTTGCTGGTAGCCTCAAGGCTGACCGTCATATTGCTACAGGTAATATCAACGTATTTGGTGGAACACCTAATGGAAATAGGGCTATCCGAACATCTAACACACTCAACGCTGGTGACCTTGCAGGAGGAGTAGAGTAATGCCAACATTCAACACAAAGGAAGAAGCCCTGACATGGGCTAAGGCTAACACAAAGTTTAAGTTAGAGAGCACAAACGCCTCTGAGTTTAAAGTCCGTTCTGGCTGGGATAATGCTTCTGCTGTGTGGGACGAGCGAGCTGGAGAGTTTGTAGTGGGTAAGGGGGAAGTTCAATTCCAAGTCATTCCAACCTTCGGGTACAAGGGAGACAAAATCATTATTAACAACCTACAGATTTATGTAGGTACTGCTAAGTATGAGGTTCTCCCTGTGAACCCCTCTGGTACTGACGCTAGAATGAAGTTTACTGCTCTTGACCAGCTTGTGGTAGAGAAACAGTTCCCTATCACAAAAGGATTTAATGAGGCTGTCAATAGACCATTCAATAAGGCTGTGGAGCTTAACCTATACACCACTAACTCATCTGCTAGTGTGGCTAAGCTAGAACACAGCTGGTTTTCAGGGAACAAAACCTCTGAGATATTCTTAAATTGGTCTATACCATCTGAGATTATTATTTCACCAGCTGTGCTGATTAAGCCTTGGGCTATCAGACAGGTGGCAGAAGGTCAGTTCACCTCATTCACTACACTCAATAAGGATATGAAGGTCTACGCTAATGGAGCTTGGAAAGTACCTCCTAACTCAACTATAGATGAGAAGAGGGCTAAGACAGAAGGATTTGGAGCTAACCGTATCTACCTAGATAATAAGTGGATAGCTCAAGGAAAGGTAGGAAGATAATGGCTTCATACAAAGAAGAATATAAAGATAAGTGCTGGTATGAGGATTGCGCCTGTGAGGACATCTACCCAGCAGACTGTGACGCTCTACGGAAAGAGAATAACGAGGGTATCGGAAGATACGCCTGTGCAGCCCAAAATCAGGACTGCTATGATAAAAACTTTTTTAAACGGGCTTTCCAAAAGATTGCTTGTCAGTTTGAGCATGTCATTCAGAACATCTGTGCTATTTGGGACTTACTCCAATGTATCACAGAGTACCTGAAAGCTCAGGGTAATCAGGGCTATGAAACTAAGTATTACCGACACACAGGGGTAGAAGGGCAAAACTTCTACAAGCCTATCATGACACGGTATGCTATCAACCTCTATAAGGACTCAGAATATGGCTGGGACACACAAGGAGGTATTGATGATGGTAAGCGTGGTACGTTTGACCAAGACATGCACTGCTATATCCGCTGGTGTGCTGATGGTAACGAGCTTAACCCTGCTGTAGATAATACCATGACCTTTGTAGTCCGCACAAGCGGTGAAGGTTGGCCCGGTGATGAGTCTGATATGGTTAAGCAACGTGGTATCCACTGGCAAATGACAGGGCTCACAGATGGAGCTATGCCTTGCTCAGATACCATTGTGCTACCTAAGGGACAAAATATCGTGATAGAGGTTATTCAGAACAACACCTCATCAGGGACATTCCGTGTGCATAATATCAAGGTTGAGTATCACCCTATTGCTGGAACAGGGCTTCCAGACTGCTTGAAGACCCCAGAAGTACCTAAGAAGGATTGTAACTGCTAAAAATAAAAAGACCTTAATTGGTCTTTTTTTGTTGTAATCTTTTTCTCTGGCGCTCTTCCCGTGCACGGTCCTTGGCACGTTCATACTCCTTAAGAGCCTTCATGAGTCTTGCCTTAGCTTCCTTCACAGTAGGCTTTCTCCTGCGTTTACCATGGCGTGTGGTAAGTGTGTTTCTAGCCAGTCCTACAGCCTTAGAGAGCTTCTTTGTCTCCTGTAAATCAGCAATGATACGGTAGTACATGTCCTGCTCTTTACGAAGGACCTTCTTACGCTTTAGGTTAAACTCATTGCGAAGCTTGCTCTTAGTGGACTTCACAGCGGCGAGTATCTTGACCTCACGCTCAAGAGCAACATAGCGTTTGATAGCCTCATCAAGGGAAATCTCATTACCCTCTGTGTCATAAAGAGTGCCATCTTCTGCAATTACTCTGTCAGGAATATTTCGATTTAACTCGAATATTTCTTTGTCATAGGCTTCATCAAATATCTTTGTTGACATAGAACCACACCTCTTCCCCATTTATTTTACTAAGCACAGTAATGTCACCTGTCTTAACAGTTGAGTAAGGATAGCCTCCTGCCCATTCACGAAGCCGTTCATTTCTAGCTTGGAGAGACTCTACTGTCTCTTCAAGATAACAGTCTCCCATTTCATCTATATGTTTTATCGTATAGGAGGTTAATGTTCTCATTTTTTATCCTCTCAGGAATTATAAAATCCTCTTTCTTCATAGTAAGTTTCTTGTAGTCACCAATCACAGGAGGATACACCCTCCTGTTTTGGTAACTCCACCATCTAAAGTCAATATTAGATATATAGGTTGTCAATTCACTCCTGTGTTCTAGTCTTCCATACACATCATATAGCCTGAATAATTGTTCCTTCCTGTTAGGACTTAACCTCATGGATACCTTACACTCAGGCATTAGGTATAGCATGTTAGCAAGCTCTATGTGCCTACCAGAGTATCCTGTGATAGGTTTGATAGCTTTGATTAAGCTATAATATCCTACTCTCTTATCCACAGCTAGGTAGGGTATAGTTGACATGAACGCCCCTAGAGAAAATTCAAAGTAGCTTTCCCTACTTCCATTCCTAAGGTTCTGCGCCAGTGTGTAAGCCTCTTCCATGGTGTAAAATCCCCCCGGAAGGCTATACTCCATTATCGTATCATAGTCCTTAACATATATGTTTATGAACACAGTGAGTAGCTTATCAAATGTATCAGCATTTTTATACACTTCCAATAGGTGTAGTATCCGCTGAACATTTTCCTTTAGATAAAAGAGAGGTGGGAACTCTCTGGGATTAAGCGTAACCTTACTATCAGTAAGACTAAGTGCTCCCTCAAATGAGTCCTTACCTCTCTCTAACCATGAATTGACTTCCTCGATAAATGTATCGTTGTGAGAATTAGTCGTCCCACTCATCATCTTCGTCATCATCATCTGCATAATCGTCTTCGTCATCTTCGACATCACCAGCAGGTTCAATCGCTACCACGTCCCATTGAGGCTTGTCATTGTAAGGCTCGCCTTCTTCAAGGGTAATGTTCACATAGCGGTCAATAAAGTCCTCTGTGTCCATTTCACCTTTAGGGTCAAGTCCTACAGCCTCTGCAAGGTCATACAAATCTGAGCGACCAAATGCTGTATCAAACATACGGAAGCCATAAGTCTTAGTATCAGTACCAAAGTCTCCACGGAATGTTACCTTGTAGTAAGGCTTCTTGCCTTGACCTGATGGCTCTACCCATTCAAAGGCTTGGATAACTACTGTAAATGTACCTTCTGTGTAAGTAAATGAAAGTCCTTCGTTCTTTTCTGCTGTAAATTTGATTTTTGACATGATTATATCTCCTATTTATTATTTTCTTCTGATTTCTTAGTAGCACGTTTGCGTTTTGGTTTTTCTTCTGTCACAGGGGCTTCTTCCTCTTTAGCAGGTTTAGCCTTTTTAGCAGTCTCTCCTGTGATAAGTTTTGTGAGCTTAGCCCATGTAGGGTTCTTAATCTTGTTAGGAATTTCAATTCCCGGCTTGCGTGTGACCTTAGTAGTCAAGATAGGGTTACCAGCTACCTGAGCAATATATACTTCCTCAATAGACTTCTTGCCATTTTCAAAGGTCTTCTTGTTTTCCTTCTGTGTATGAGCTACAATCCGTGCAGAAGCTTGCAAGTATGAGCGTACAGCTGGTGATACATTAGGACAGATTACCCGTGGTACATCTTCACCTTCGTCCTCCTCAACGTTAATGCTCATTTCCTGTGCAAGTACAAGTACGTTCTTACCATCATAGCTAAAACCGACCAGCTGGTCAACAAGACCTTTAAGCAATGGAGAAGCTTCTCCATAGTGCTGGATTTGCATTTTATCCACTTTGTATTTTTCCATAATATGCTTGTAGCACATTTCTTGGACATTTGTAAAGTGGTCAACAGCAATGCTTTCATAATCGCCTGTCTTAGCGATTGCAAATGCTTCAAGAATGTCTTCCCAGTTGTAACACTCAGCTACATCAACATTATCAGTAGGACTCACAGAGGCTAAACCTCGGTCAGTATCAATAATGAGTGTCTTACCCGGAAGTGAGTTAATCACACTTGTCTTTCCACTCCCAGATTTTCCGAAAAGTACGGTCATTTGGTGTAGGCGTACCGTAGACAATGATTTAAGTTTCATTGTAATATCTCCTTTTTGTTTAGTTCTAATATAGTGTATCACAGGGATTGGAGTAAGTCAATACCTTTTGCTAAATTTTTACAAAAAATTCATCATTTTTTACATAAAATTGTAAAATGGTACTTGAACCATATTCTCTTAGGTTACTTCTTCCCCAATCATAGTTAATGTGTCCTGTGTTATTAATGATAAATTCAGGCGTGTATCCGTCTTTCTTATAGACATATACCTTATTACGCCCTTTGTTATACCTGTAGAAAGCTCTCAGGGTGAGCCTGCTTCCGTAAGCCATTTCAGTATCACGGAACTTCACCCATGGCAACTTCCTATTTACCCGTCGAGCCATATCCACCTCTATTCTCATTACCTAAATGTTTTACTGGTAAGAAAATGAGGTCAGGCTGATTTCTAAAGATACGGAACTGACACACACGCTGTCCTGCTTCAAGCTTACCATCACGTGTGGCATAGAACATAGCTCCCCAAGTATCATCATCTCCGTTATAATCATTGTCAATGATACCCACAGAGTTAGTCAATAACAGCCCTGTGTTCTTAAAGGTACTTGAGCGTGGATATACATGGGCTTCATAACCTACAGGGAGTTCCATTGCTACCCCAAAGTCAACCTTAACAGTATCTCCTGCCTTATACTCAATATCCTGAGGGACATACATATCTACACAGTCCCCATTGACCGCCTGTGTCCCAAATGAGTATTTTGTGTCCTTATAGCGCACACGGATTAGGGACTCCTTAGGGTAGCTACTATACTTACCAATGTCACAGAAGAACATTAACAGCATTATGAGGAACATTACTCCAATAATGATGTATTCCATTACTGACCTCCGTTGTTATCCACGTACTTAGCCTTTAAGGAAGCAATAAGCCCATCTAGGCTCTTATTAACCTTGGTATTAGCCTCAAGAGCTTCATCAAGCTTCTTGCCATAGTTTTCAGTAGCTTTTGTAATCTTAGTCACACGGGCTTCTGTATCCCTCTTTAGCTTAGCAAACTCAGCTTTAGTAGCACGAAGCTCTACTCCGTTGATTACAATTCCAATAGCCAATACTACGCTTACAATAGCTCCAAGGTGTTTCTTAATAAATGTCATATTCTTCTCCAATCAATTTGTTAATAAGGGTAATCATATTATCAATACCCAGTAGATAACTTTCTGCCTCAGTTGTGAGTACAGAATTAGCAATAATCAAATACTGAGGATAGGTCATAGCCTTATAGTCCTCAAACTCAGGGAATTTTACATAGGACACAGAGTAAAATACTCTTTCAGCCTCTTCCCTAGCCTTATGCAGGAACACAAGAGCCTTTTCAAGGTCATGTTTCCCATTCTTATCCTTATAGCGCCATACATATTTCACAGCTGAGGCAATTAAGGGGTTAAGCCCATAGTGTAGCCAGAAGTCCCAGCACTCCATTTTATTGCCCTTCTGTGTATAACGCTGAGGATTTCTAATTTCCTCCATCTTTAGCCTCCTGAACAGCCTGACGAAGCTCTAGGTCTTCTTCCTGCTGGTCTTTTCTTCCTTCAAAGTAAGCCTTCTGTGCTAAGTCAGCTCCATCATCTTTTGTGATATAGCGTTGCTCAACCTCTTCAATAGGCATTGTGTGCTCTTGAATATGGTATGAGTAAGCTAGTGCCCCGATTATAAAGCCTAGGGCTACGGCAAACAAGTATTTCCACATATTAGTCCCTCAATAAAATCGCAATAACTCCTAGCGAAAACACAGCAAGCCCTAATCCTACAAAGAGTAGTTGTAGTGGTGTCTTCACATAAATCAGTAGTAAGAGTACCCCTGAGCCAACTACGAGTGTACAAGCTAAGATTAACAATACTCCCATGATACCTGAAAGAAGTTCTCTCCACATATCAATCTTCCTCCAAAAAGTTCTCAGCTACAAAGGTATCAAAGTCCTCTGTGACAATTCCTTGCCATACCTTGAATAGTTCATCATAGATGTCAGGCATGTAGTCTCCATACTTATACATTTTGAACTCAGGATTTTGCTCAATCATTCGTACCAACATACAGAACTGCTCAAAGAACTCATCACACAGAGCCTCACGGTAAGGCATATCAATAGCAAGGTATTTGTAGGCTCTACCTACCAGCTTCTCCTTAGGATTGATACATTCAAACACAAAGTTTCGCACATTGTAGCCTAGCTTAGTCATGACATACATATACATGTTAGCCTGTAATGATAGCACCATTTTATCCTGTGCAGGTTTTGTGCTATATGTCTTATAGTCAACCAAGGTCACAGAGCCGTCTTCATTGGTGCGAACTGCGTCTACATAGCCGATAAATCCTACCTCTGTGCCAATACCGACTTCCTCTGAAATATCAAGAGTAATCTCTTTTTCAACCTCAGTAGTCTTGAACAGCCCTTCAAATCCGAAGTGCTCAAAGTAGCGCTCAGAGGCTCTAATTCCTCCATCAATACTTTCCTGTGCAAAGTCTACAACAGAGGCTTGCTTTAGTGCTTCCTTGCTATCTGTGCCTGTAGCTACAAGCTCCATGACACGGTGCATGACTGTTCCTCTGTCCATATACACAGTGTTGATTTTGCCTTCTTTTGGCTTGTACTTTGCAATATACTTGCACCAGTGTTTCCATGGATTTTCTAGGTAAGTGTTTACCCGTGAAATACTATATCTGTTCATGAGACTCCTTTACCATAATATACTGCTGATAGGCTATCCAATATTGAAGACCGCTTTATAGTCCGTGGTTTGAACACAGACATACTATAGGGGTCTTCCTCTGAGTTTACGAAGCCTATCTTAAACTTATCCCTGTCAATCACAAAGGAATTTCTCATAAACTCAGGCTTTTCTAACATTTCCTCAAATGAGCTGGGTATAGGTCCTTTAAATCTTACTAATTTATAATAGTCCTCTTCCATAATCTCATACAAGAACTCCTTGTGCTCATCATCAAGCTCCACTACTTTGTACCCAACACCGTAGCTATCAAGGGTTTTCTTAAACTCTCTCACCTGTGCCAGTACATTTATTCGTGTATTCTTTGTTGATAAGTAGTAAGGGTTTGTTACAATTTCAACTACCAAATATCTCCTCCTGTGTTACAATCAGCATGATTACATGATTTCTTGTAGTAATCTTTTTCACAGGGATAGTCTTGTCAAGTAACTTAAACTCCTTTGTGTGCTGTGTTGTAAAGCCATCAAAGCGGTAACAGTAAGGCACTATAGTATCATCATTCCGATAGTAGGCAATCTCACACTGAGCATAAGGACTCATTAAATCAAGAATATCTCCTATTGCCATTGCTACTTTCCTTCCTGTTCCAGTTGGTCTGTAAGGCAGGCTGAGCACGGTGTCACAGGGAATCCTAGGAACATTGCAAGCACCTTATTCATTGCTCGTGATTGCTCAATGAACGCATACTTGGCTTTCAGGTTAGATAGGTCTACCTGCCATACCTCAAAGGAAGTGATAACGGCTGTGAACATGTGCTTTAGAAGACACCACATATCAGGGTTGCCTTCTTCGTTAGCCTGCTCCTTAAGAAGCTTCATTGCCTTACGTCGGTTTTCTGTGGTTTCTTTCAGAAGTAGCTCAGTCTCTCTCAGGGCTTCATCTACTTTCATAATCTCATCTTGGTCTTCCTTAGCGTTATCTGCATACCAGAATGAGAGCTTATCCTCATATTTCCTTACAAGGATATTCATGTGGTACTCAGAGGCACAGAGGTTCATGATATTTGTAATCAGGTCTTCTGTGATACCTACTGAGCTATCTTTGTTTACTGTCATTTAAGTCCAAGCTCCTTCATAAAGTTTTCTACATCTTTATCATCTTCGTCATAATCGTCTTCATCTGGGTCAATTACATCAACATCTTTCACAGGAGCTTCTACTCCGAACAGCTCTTTCTGTAGCAGTTCCTTGTATTCTGATAGCTTGCGCTCATATTCCTGTGCATTGGGTGTGACACGCTCTGAGTATTCACGTAAAGCGTCAGCGATTACCTCGTTACGCTTAATCCCTAAATACCCTGAGATAGTTAGTAAGTTGTCTGAAAGCTCCTTAGGAAGCTCAATTTGCATTTTGATACTTGTCTTAGGCATTACAGTACCACCTCCTCAATTTCCTTTTTATCACCATAATAGATTTTATAGTTCAGGGTAGTCTCCCTAATCATACACTCAAACATACAGGTATGTGAGATATATCTTACAAGGATATTATCCCCTACGTCTACTGAGAATTTCAGAGAGACATAGTTCTTAGGCAAGGCATGTTTAAGGTTAAATACCTCCATGGCTGACCAATATCGTCCAACATTATCTCCAAGCTCCTTCTTGATATACCCTGTGCCTTTAACCCAGTTATCCATATAGTAGGTATTCTTGTCTGTGACTAGTACGTACTTGGGGTTAAATTCCTTCTGCTTTTCACAGTAGCCCTCAGGGTCTAGTAAGAAAGCCTTGCGATTTTGCTTCTTAATATCACGGTATTCCTGCTCTGTGTAGCAATTCTTATCCCAGATTATCATGCTTAAACTCCTTTAGAGCTTTGTTTACCTCTGCTAAGGACACACCAAGCTTTTCCTCTAATAATTGATTAAGGGTTTCTTCTTGACTAACCTTATCCGCCAACTTAAGCGAGTATTTCACAGCGTTGGTTACATTCTGTGAGATAGGGTAAATGTCAGAGTTCCCATTTAGGACAGCTTTCATTACCACTTTATTAGTGAAAACATCAGTAACCTTTCTCACAGAGAAGGTAAGTAGGTCGTCTGTTACCAGAATATAGTCACCTTCACTGGCTTGGTGTATGTTTCCTCCAGCATAAGTGTAGTGCTCGTTGCCTTCCTTACATTCTACAATGTGTAGGCACTCAGGGAGTATTCCCCATTTATTACAGTATTCTTCTATCATTATTCCTCCTTAGTGAAGACCCCAGCCCTTGCCGATTTCTACGTCAGCTACCATAGGCACACAAAGCTTATGTAACTTAAATAGGGAAGGGTTCTCCATGTGTTGCTTGACTATTTGTGAGGCTTCTTCTGCGTAGTCTTCCTTAGCTTCAACCAGAATAGCATCATGCACAGAGCCTAACACTCTTGCTCTTGTGTGGTCTAGCTCATCTGAGAAGACTATATCCGCTAAAGCTGAGATACAGCAGTCACTAGCAAAACCCTGTACGGCTGAGTTAAGTGACTGTCTTTCAGCAGAAGACCTTTTTACCCAATCATCAGACCAAATGTCTCTCAAGAAGCGTTTCCTTCCAGATGGAGCTTCTACATAACCCTTATTCTGTGCAAATTCGATGTTTCTTCTATGCCATATTAGTAGGGTAGGGTAGGCTTCAAAGAACATTCGACGTAGCTCCTCAGCTTCCTTAAGTGAAAGACTCAATCCATAAGTTTTTGCGTAATCCACGAACGATTTTGCTTGCATACCGTATAAAAAGCCGAAGTTTGTCGATTTTGAATAGGTTCGCTTACGTTTTTGTTCGTCTTTTGACAATCCTGAGGTATCTCCAAACATGAGCTGTGTAGTCTTACTGTGTAGGTCACTTCCGGATTGATAAGCATGTATCATGTTTTCATCACCTGAAAAGTCTGCCGCCACTCGTAACTCAGCCTGGCTCAGGTCACAGTTGCCCTGTATAGATACTTTATTGCCTCTGCGGATAACCATAGTACCCTTAGGCATTGTAACACAGTACACATCTTGCACAGTAGCATTATTAAAGTCAACCTGCTCACCATTCATATAAGTTATAGGTGCATTACCTTTAAGTGTATAATTTACATAATAGCTTATAGAATGTTTGCCTTTTGTCTTCTCATAATTATATCTATCTTCCCTAACAGTACATTTTCTGTTAGTAAGAGTACACATAGCCTGTATTACCTCGGCTGTTTGTAGTTTTGTAGTAGTAACTCGAACTCCTCCACCCTTCTTAATTGTTCCGTCCCAATAGGCACTCTCATCAACAAAAGCTTCTAAGTCAAGTTCATGTAAGCAGTTCCACTTCAAAACCTTATCTCTTCCTGTGTACTTTTCAATATACTGATTTGTATATTTACCTACATAGAAGACATGGTTCAAGACCCCACTCTTACGCTTATACACTCTATAGTTATAATCTACTCCCAGCTTCTCTAACACAGCTCTGCAACGCTCAACTTTTCTCTCCTTACTAAAGCAGTAAGTTACATGTCCCTCAGGACTCTGAGAACCATCTGCATTGAACATAGCAATATACCTAGATACAGCCTCATTCTTTGCTCCATTGATATATAGACCTGCATTTATAAAAGCATTTCCTCGTGAGAATTTCACTTCATCAAACCTTAGCTTGTTTATGTCTTTATGAATATTCCAAAGTGTGAGCATATTATGCCCTCTAGTAGCACAGAGGTTTGTATTCCTATCCTCATAGTGATAAGTTTCTCTGTCCTTGTGATGAATATACTCTAATGGTTTAGCAAAGTCAATCGTTCGTGTAGAAATATCATACTGAGCAACCTTAAGTGATTTATCCAACTCAGGTAGCTTTTGCCAACCCTTTTCTGTCAGTACCTCTGTATCTCCACTAAAGCACTCAATAATCTTGTATCCCGGTCTAGCATAGATAATTCCCCGTACATTACTATTTTGTGGGACTTGCTGACAATCCCTGTTACCCTAGAGGCTCTTTATCCTCTAGTTCTTACAGTTTACCATTCTGTAAGTTCAGACTATCTCATCAACCTAGGTATCTAGGAGCTGTGCGCTCTTGCGTGTTCTGTCTGTCCTAGACTCCCACGTAGTCGTTGAACCTTCCTCATATCCCTATAAGGCTTGGCTTAGGATTACCCCGTATCAGGAGGAGGGTTTCCCTAAATTCACACAGTTTAACGAGCCCTCAGCATATTTAAGGTTCGGGTTTGAGCAGGTTGTCCTTCCTGTCCTAGCTGTAATATTAAAGCTAGGGTGAATTTGTCCGTCTACCGCTATCTCGTCCCATGACTTAATAAACGTATCCAGCTTAGTCAATCTCTTATACTCTCTCAGGTTTTTAGCAACCTCACTCACAGCTGACAATTCTACAAGGGTTTCATCATCTGTGCTAGGGTTTCCTGAGCCACTTTTCTTCACAGGTTTCAGTCCCAAGGACTTTCCAACCTCTTTACCTTCTACAATCACAGGAGAGCCCTTCTTACCAAATAAGACCTTGGCTACCTGCTGTGTGGAGTTCCAGTTAATCTCAGCCACCTCATTGAGCTCTTCCAGAAGCTCTGTGTACTCAGCCTTTAGCTGTTCACTTACCTCATGTCTCTTAGGGTCAAGATAAATACCTTGTTTCTCAATGATAGAGTAAGCCTTGTAGGCTCTCATTTCATGCTTATATACCTTAATCATCTTGTACTTTGTGATGATTTTCTTGAATATAGGCACTAGCTTAAGTGTGTATCGTGTGTCCTTCTTCCCATAGACAACTAGCTTCTTGTTATTAGCCTCTACAAGCTCCTGTGTCACGTCTTTTAGCGTCTCTAGTACAATTACACTATCAAGACTTTCAAACGCCTTACAGAGCCTGTCAGTGGCTTCTGTGGACATTCCTGAGATAAGTATATCCCCTTCAAGCTCATCATATACCTGCTGAGCTAATTTATTCATGGCTGTTCGGTCTTTGTGTACCCATTTTCGGGTTACATCAAATGTCTCGTCCCCATTGTCAATCAAGTCACAGGTGTTCTTCTGTGCCTTGGTTTTTAACCCGTCTAGGAAAGCCTTGGCGTTTTCCTCAGTAGTCTGCTCCATGACAAGCTCTACTCCTGTGAAATACTTTGTGATAAATCCTTTGAGTGTAGTCAGGCTGTCTCGCTTACCAGATACTTTAATTTCCTTGCTCACATCATAATCATCGCCAAAGTATTTTACCACAAGAGGCTTCAAGCCAAGCTCTACCTCACCAGAGACATGAGCCAGCACCTGTGTATCCATGTAAAGCTCCATGAATACTCCTGTGTGAACATATAGGAACAGAATATCGAACTTACCATTATGAGTAACCATGTTCAGCTTAGCTATGGCTTTTAGGAAGGCTTGCCATTCTTCTTTAGTGTACTGTTCCCACCAGATGAAATGGTCATATTCCTTCCCGTTAAAGTCATAGCTGATTTGCACAGAGACTATCTTGTCCCTGTACCTATCTAGCCCTGTGGTTTCAATATCTAAGGAAAAGAGCTCTACCGTTGATAGCCGTTTGGCAAGCACCATTAAATCTCTTTTCTTCATATTACCGTCCTGTCAGTGTATAGTAAGCTCCTGTGCCCATCATAGCTCCTGCAAAGTAGAATACTACTGCTGAAAAGAAACTGATAACTCCAATCACAGGACCTACTTTAACCAGCTCAGGAGCAAGCAGGCTTCCCATAGCGATATACATTGCAAAACTAGCAGGTACACAGAACAGTAAAGTGATTACTGTTCCTAGCACCCAAGCCATAAATTTCTTCATTATCTCATTCCTCGTCTTTCTTCTGCCTCCTTGGCAAGGCTTATGCACTCAGCCACATGATTATGCATAGGCATTAAGCTTTCCTTCACAGTAGACATTCTAAGTAAAGTCTCACGCCAGTAGCCACAATCAGCCTCAGAGCCTCTAAAGTACATTTCATCTAGGTAGGATAATTTCAGGAAATACCCATTACCTGCGTCATATACATTTTTGATAAGCTTTCTAGGCACATAGGCTACTGTAGCCTTTTCCATGTTAGGTAAATTAAGCTCTACATAGTTCTTTTTAGCAAAGAACTTCACACATGACTTCTGAATATATAGGTATTTCCATTCCTTAGCCATTTATCCTCCTATTTACGTTTACTAAGTGCTACCAGCAGAGAGGTAACTACACCTACCAAAATGCCAACTGCTAAGAACTTCAAATCGTCTGTTGTTCCTGTCTTAGGCAATACCTTCTTGTCCTGTGACTTAACCTCAGCACTAGCAGGAGGCAATTCCTCTTGTGTAGGAGGTGTCTTAGGCTCTTCTGTAGGTACATCAGGGATTTCCAGCTCTGGTAACTCATGCACAGGAGCAGGAGGTAAAACTGGTACATCATCAATGTTAATATCTGGAATGTCTAATACTGGTGGGTCATTAGGGACTACGCCTCCGTTCCACTCAGGCTTATCCACTGTAGGAGGGTCCAGCGGTGTAGTACCTCCTTGCCACTCTGGTAGCTCATGGATTGGTGCTGGGGGTGTTTGCTCAATATCATCAATATTAAGCTCTGGTTTATCCAACACAGGAGGGTCATTAGGGACTACACCACCCTCAAACTCCGGAATGTCATACACAGGGGCAGGTGGTACATCATAAGTGAAAGGTCGAACCTTGCCTTTAGCTGTACCTGTAGCATTAGCAACAACAATTTCACGCTCGAATGAATATTCTTGACCCATAGCTGTAAAGCTCAATACATTAACAGGGTTTTGTAGCTTGTTCTTCAAGCGTGTCTTGTATTCAACACTGATAATGTTAGTAACATCAGGAAGGCTGAACTTAAACCCATTCTTGTAAAACTGCACATTAACCTCTGTGAGAGGAATTTCTCTAATCCCTACCCAAGGCTCTGCTGAGGATAGCTCAAAGATACGCATAGAGCCCTCTACATACTCGTTGTTATCGTCCCATGTATCTGAGACATTTACATCTGTGAGGTGGTGCTTAACAAAGTTTACTCGTCCTCCCCACTGAACCAGTGAAGGGTCGTCTTTATCTTGCCAGCCCCACTTAGCCACAATTTCCTGTGAATTTGCAGGGGTTTGAGGTTTAACCTCTGCCTGCTTCACAATAGTGCCATTGAAATTGAGGTCATACTTTTCACGCTCTGTGACTACTTCCTTTTTCCACATGGTCTTGAGTGTCATGTCAAAGCTCTTGTTTAGTGGGTGCTCTGCAAAGTAGCTGTTAAATGTGGTTGTAACTGAGTTTGTTTCATTAGAAGCAACTGCCTGACCTACTACCTCACCTTCTGGACTAGTCACATCAAACTCCTGCGTAGTAGTCCATTGCAACTGCTCAGGTAGAGTGTAAGTTAGTGTATCACCCTCGTTAATATCTACCTCATCAGGAATTTCTGTGTGATATGTCAAGTCTTTATTGACATAAGTTTCAGCCGCTTCTGAGCTATATGTGATTTCAGGCTCTGTTACCTTAATCTGAGTACCTTCTTTGGCAACCTCACTTGCCAATACGTTAGGAGCTACCAAGAGTCCTGCTAAAACAATCATTCCTGCTGTAAATTTCATTTTATTCATTATTATCTCCATATCCTATCATATTGTTGTTTTCATAAATATTCCCGACTACTTCAAAATGTCTCTGCACATCATTATACCTAAAAGGTTCATAACAAATAATACCATCATAAGAATTATCTATATAAAATCCTATAGACTCAGATACAGTCCCAAAATCTTCTTCATAATCCCATTTGCCATATTTCACAATGCTGTTAAAAACTCCTGTTTCTGTAATCAGGTCACCTTCAAAGATTTCTTTTTCATTCTTGTCCTTGAGCCCTGTTGACTGCATAAGTACATAGTAATTCATATCATCTTTTGCCACACCACCATTTTCATAGGTAACTTTAAGTGTTTGCTCATCTAAAAACAGTGTATTCACTTGCACCATCTTTTCAAACTCTATATCCCATGCTCGATATTTTGGTATCATATTCATAACTCCTTTACTTCTACACCGTCACAAGAGAATACCCAGCCAAATCCGGCTTTTTCTAAATCCTCTTTTGTGTGATAGATACTAAAGGTAGTCCCTACTGTAGCGTCACTAAAATACCAATAGTTATGTTTACTATTATACTTGAGGTATGCATAAGTGTATTTTACCCCTTTAATCTGCACTGAGTATTTAGTAGGTTTATCAACCCCATAGCCATTTAACCAAGCCCTAGCAAACTCATCTGGGTTATATCTAATCCACTTTAAGACTTCCTGAATGTCACCTTCAAAATCATCTATGTATTCCTCCATTGCAGAAGCATAGGGAGACATTCCCTCTAAAAGTTTAAACCCATTATCTTTGCAGAATTTCAACCAATCTGCCATATATTTTGGCACTACTTGTTTTTCAGTCATAAGCTTTCGCCCTCCATGTTATCGTTAGTTCATATCCCCCACAGTGTTCACACTCATAGGGAACATGGTCTAAAATAGTTTCATATTCTTTTTCACAATCCTTACAATAATAATCATATACTATCATTTATCAGGACCTTTCTTGATTAGCTGACCAAAATCAGCTTCCTCGTCACTTAGATACTGTAACTTAGCCCCTCTAGGGTCATCAACCTGTAGGATATACACATCACCAGACCTAAAGTTACGGAAATAAGTTGTCATTTTCGAGGTAGTAGCTCCTTTACGTTGCAAGGTAATCATACTTTCATACCAGCCTTCGATAAAGGTAGAGCCATATAAGTCGCTTGTACCTACCTTACCTCCTCGCTCAATCTTCCTTGTGTGGTGAACTATAATCACAGAGCAACCTGTATCATCACGGAACTCTGAGACTGCCCGTAGCCTATCAGCCACATCTTGGTGCTTGTTAATATCACCAGAGCCAAATAGTAGGTACATAGGGTCTAATATCAGTAGCTTAATGTCATTCTTCTTAACAAAGGACTTTAAGTGATGAATACGGTCTAAGAACACAGGGGCTTCTGTGTAGTAGATTGGTAAGTCCTCTGTGCCTGCCATGGTTTTGAGCTTAGCCTTCTCCATACTAGGGTTATTTTCCCCCTGCACAATGAGAACGCCTCCCTGCTTAACCTTGTGACCATCAAAGTCTCGTCCTGTAGCCACTGACACAGCCATATTAAGCGTTAGAGTCGATTTAAAGCTCTTAGAAGGTGCTCCAATGATACCCACTGAGTGGTTAGCCCACAGACCCTCAATAAGCCAGAAATCCTTACCGTCCCATTCCTCAATGTCTTTGAGGGCTAGGATTTTGACCTTCTCATTATTAGCCTTTGTGACCCCTCCTGTGTGTACCTTCCCAAAGGAAGACATTCTGTCACTAGGTCGCTTATCAGGCTCTAGCTTAGCAAACACACGGTGAATTTCCTTCTGTAGTGCCTTCTCAGTCTTGTATTTGCTCATGGCAATGTCTGAGTTTAGGAGCACAAAGTAGACCTCTTCTTTTCTTGCTCCTGCATTAATCATTTTCTGCTCAATCAGGAAGCAATACTCACTCCGGTCAGTCCCTACTACCTTATTATCAAACACAGAGGTCAGGTCATAGCGGTCAAGTAGCTCGTTCAGGTCAAAGCGTCTTTTCTTAATCTCACCAGTTTCAGCCACAGCTGTCTTAGCTTGTTTAAAGAATTTCTTTAGACGCTTAATAAACTCTGACTTACGGAACACTGTTCCCTCACCCTGCAATCCTGTGATATTGAAATCACTCTTATACTTGTGATTGACTGTCTGAGGCACACGGTAGTAGTGCACAATGTCTGAGCTTGTCTTGTCAAACCCATACTTTTGGACTAGTGTTCTAGCCACCCTCTCATGTTCCTCAGGGGTTAGCGGATTATCCAAAATCCATACACCTTGGTACTTTTTAGGGCTAGTCTCCCATACATAGCTAGGCTTGAAATACTTTTCAGGTACTCTTGCCCCGTCAATATCCATGAACACAAGGTAAGTATCCTGTGCGTTCTCCTTAAGGCGTTTCTTGCCTTTGATAGGTGTAGGACAGATATAGAGCTCAGCCTTTTTCCTCTGTGAGCCTAGGTACTTTTTCAGAGCTTTCAGACTGATTGAGGTTTCCACAAAATCCCTTGCAAATCGCTTCTTAGGGTCTTTTTCATTCGTGAACTTATAGTTAAGTCCAACTTTCACCTCATCATCAGGACTAAAGTTCTTCGCTAGCACCTCCTCAATAAAAATGTTAATCGTCACAATTTTCCTCTCCTATCCAATGTATCCCAAGTGCTTGAGCGTCCTCATCAGCCTCAATATCATAAGGGTTATAGGACATATCAATCTCAGGCAAGCCGTGTTTCCTACGGAAGGCATTTCCATGACCACCGGGATATTTCAGTTCTTCTTCTAGCATTTCTCGGTCAAGTTCTTCTGTTTTCTTAACCCACAGGTCGCTTTCACCTCGTTCTGCATAGCTGTACCAGTCCTCATAATCGTCTTGGTCTTCTACAAGGTCAGGAATTTCTACCAGAGACATGTGTAGGTTGCCTTCTGTGCCCTCTACAGGGATTTCAGCATATCTCTTGCCCTGATACTTAACAATCTCAAACCAGCCGATATATGAGGTCACAGGTTCTTCGCTATCTGCCTCTGTGCTAAATGTTTCATGTGAAACACTCTGTGCTAGGACAGGTTCATTATAGAACTCATCAGGAACACCAGCAAGAGCCATCTTCTCCTGTGTGCTTCTCAGAGGGATTGTAATCATGTTTACACAAGGGCGCATAATATCTACCAGAGCCATGAAAACGTCGTTACAAGAGCGTTTTAGAGAGCGTAGCCACGATTTCACAAGCTGTAGCTTGGTGCTATCCATGGTCTTGTTTGTAGGGTGTAGAGTCTCCTTATATTCACAGTACCAGTTATCTGATTTCTCAAACGTGATAGCCTCTTTGATTAGACTGTTCTCAGGCATGAGATTGTAGATAAGCTCTGCTGTTTCCTGTGCTGTAGGGGCTTCCTGTTGTAAAAATAACCCGTTCACAGTGATTGATACTCCTTGTCCTGTTACACGTTTCCGTGTCAGGATACCAAGCTCTTCTAGTAGGCTCAGCGTGTTAGTCAGAGTTGACCGGCTCATATTAAACACAGAGGCGATATTCTCTAACTTATCTGGTGCAAAGCTGTAGTCCTCTCCAAGCTTGCCTTCTTTTCGAGCCTGTGAGTTGAAAGCTGATAGGAACACAAGAGCATTATAAGGTAATCTGAGCTTACCAGCCCACCAAGTCTGCATTGCTAGGTAGTTGCTGTTTGCTTCTTCAATATCCCAATAGAGCTTGTCAGGCATAACTTTTCGTGCCCAATACTCTGCCCCGTCTCGTCTTCCCCAGCCCCAGCGTAGGAGCTCTTTGTCATAAAGGCTCTTGATACCAGCTGTGAAAGTCCTTGAGTTCATTTTGAGAATGTCATACACATATTCCTGTGTAAAGTAGTTCTCCATCTGACCTCTTGAAATTTGACTATAATAAAGACCAAACAAGACAAGCTCTGCTTTGTTCTCAATTTGGTCTAGTGCATTTGCAGGTATTTTAATATATTCCATATTGTCTCCTTTCTCCTGCCGATAATTCCATTATACACCTTAATTTTTTAAAGTCAATACCTTTTTGCAAATTATTTGAATTTATTTTTAGACACAGGACTTTTAATTAGGTAGCTCCTTACCCACCAAGTTGATTTTACATCAAGGTATTTATCAGCATATCTCCCTTCATAACCATTAGACATCTTAAGTTTATTAAAGAAGCCAATATGATAGTAACTGCCCCAGCTGTCAAGTATTACACCCAATTTTCCATTTGTATTGTTATTTTCCCAATCTCCTGTAACTAATACTGTTTGCCCTTCTTTAAACATATTTCACCTCACGAAAATTTACTTTTTGATAGAGAACTCTTAACACAATGAGCAGGAATATACCAAGTTGACTGTATAGCCGTATTAGTATATAACTTGTGATAAAACAAAGCCTCATTTGTCTTTGGCAATTCCTCATAAAATCCTACAAGATATTGTCCTGCCCATGTATCAACGATTTCTCCTACTTTACCGGCTGAAATTCCATTATCACAGCTCTCTGTGACTACTACCTTATTTCCAATTTTTAACATCTTATACCTCACTTAAATTTATTGCTAGTAAACTGAGCTTCTATGTATTCGTCTCTAGCCACCCATGATGAATACCCATCACTTTCCTTACTCCAAAGACTGTCTATACTTACATCAGAAGGAGTAGTCATAATCTTGACTCTGTATGGATATTTTGTACTAGAGTCACTATCCTCAACTATAATAGTACCCCATGTGTACTCCTTAAGCCCTAATTCAGTATGTGGCTTAAGCCTTATCTTATCACCTACCTTAAATCTTCTAGCCATAGCTTACTCCTATCTAAATTTATTCTTTGAGATAATAGTGGTTGTTAGGTATTGATAAGGAACACTCCAAGTAGCCTTTAGTCCTCTATAAAGGTGCTTATACTCATGTAAACTATGATTTGTCCTTACCCCACCACAAAAGAAACCTATAAGAGCTCTACCTTCCCAAGTAAACAGCACCTCACCTACTTTATCCTTAGTTGTATTGCCATCAAAATTACAAGTAACTCTTACTTGTTGACCTATTTTAATTTTTTGTGTCATGCTAACTCCTATCTAAATCTAGTATTTGTGAAGGTGTTAGCAAGCTCTAATCCTCTAGAGTCAAACCACCAAGTAGCTTTTAATCCCGGATATTTATATAACCAATCCTCCAGCTCATAGTTTGTCATTACACCCTCACAGAAGAAGCCTACTACATGCCCTCTGTCTCTATTAGCTATTATAGTGCCCACCTTGCCTTTAGCTGTAGTGTTGAAATTATCTAACACAACCACTCTATCCCCGATTTTAAATCTTTTCATGTCATACCTCACTTAAACTTATTGTGCGAAAATACTTGCACAGGCTCTAAATATTCCTCCGATATGTACCATAAATTATAACTTGTACTCATATCATCATCATACCAGCCGAAAGGACTATCCAAAGGGAAGCCAATTAAATCTCTATCACAAAGCGCCCCTGAGCTTTTCTCTACCAGTACAGCTGTCTGACCTACCATATCATCTTTATAGTAATACTTGTTTATCCTTACATATGTTTCGCTCATTTAAACTTACTCCTTGTGATTGTAGTTATAGGCTCGAGATATTCATCAGCAATCCACCAGCAACGGTACTCATTAGTATAATCACTGTCATACCAACCAAGGAGACTATCTAAAGGAAACCCAACCAAAGAAGCACCACCTCCCAATCTATCATCGTTTATAATAATAGCTTCAATGCCAGCCATATTCTGTTCAGAGTAATCCTCTGAAATCCTTACTCTTTTTCTCATTATTTATACCAAAGTACAGATAATACCAGCTAAAGAATAACACAAGCTATATTTCTTTATAGTGTATTATCTGTACTCTCCTTTCTTATTTTACTAAAGTACAATTAATGCATACTAAAGAATATAACACAGGGAGTATTCTTTATAGTGTATTATCTGTACTTTGCTATGCTGGTTTATATTCCATTCCCAGCTCTGTCACAAGTTGTTTCAAGCTATCTAGCACAGTGCCATCCTTATATAGTGCATAAGACTTATTGCTCACAGCAAGCCATGACTTAAACCCTTTGCAATTTTCGATAATGTCCATTGCCTCGTCTGTGTCTCCGGAATAAACACACATAAGGTCTTCTTTTACAAATTCACGGTATACGTTATCATCATAGTTCGCATAGTCTGAGCCTTGCCAAGTTCCTACTGTAGCTCCATAAGAAGCCCACACAGGCGCTTTCTCTGTGTATTTCCAATTTGCTGTGTCCTGACCTTCTAACCATGTAAGGAATGAGAGTAGCCCTTCTGTGTTCTTCTTGTAAGCTTCAAGGTTGATAAACTCATTCCTTGTGTGCTCATTCTCATAAGAGGCGGACAAGTTCACAATAGGTTTATCATATTCAGGACCTAGCACAGCGACATCTGTATATGAGCCCTCAGCTAAGGTATAATATTTTTCAAGCTCTGTGAGAATTTCAGGGATTGAGTTTTCATCATATTCATAGAATACCATCTCATTCCAGAAGCCCTCATGAACTCCCCGGTCAATTTGAATGAGCATTGAGCTATCAGATAGGGCTTGCAAATCATCTTCTGTGACAATCTTATTAGAGCCTACACAGCCGATTTCCTCATCTGTAGTAAAGAGCACATGAGGACGTTTCCCAGCTTCAATCACATCTAGGGTAGTTTTCACACCGCACCGGTCATCCGCTCCAAGGCAAGCTAGCTTCGGATTTGCTTCCGGGCTCAGTGTGATATATTTGTTAGAAATCATTAGGTCATCAACTTTTGGCGTTGCTTTTTGTCCTGTTCTCCATTTTTTAGTGGCGTAGTTATAAGAGCCTGCCCCTCTGTGCGTGTTTATGGTGTCTAAATGAGCCACTAGGCACGGTTGAATGTCTTCTGAGGGTGATACCCCCAGAATGTAATAATCTGTCGCTATGACGCTGTAAGAGCGTTCTGAGAGGTACTCAGGTAAGCTCTTAAGTAAAGCGTCTTGTGTCATAGTCAATAATTTTTCAAAAGTGTTTGTGATTTTAGTCATTGTATTTCTCCTTTAGTTCTTTAATTCTGGCTTCAAATTTATCTGCCGTATCATCGTAGTTTGTAATAATGGACATGTCGAGGTCATGAATTACATCAGACCATTTGCTATAGCTGTCTTCCTCTAGTATTGAGGCTGTTCCTAGTGTCTTGTAATCGTTAGCTCCTGACATATTAGACCAATAATTCATTTCCTCATTGTAGGCGTCCTCATACTCTGAGCCGGACTCGATTGTCTGACCTAAAATTTTCTTGAAATGTTTCAGCTTACGTTTGAAAACTGTCGCAAGCAATAGGCTTGTAAAGTCATAGGCTGTATAGCCAATTCTGTTTGTATGGTTTCTACCTTTTGAGTACATACCAGCATGAGCAAGTTCACCATATTTAGCTTTAAAGTATGCACGGGCTAGAGGTGTAGCCTCATTACTTTCTAGGTCATAGCGATATAGTTTCAAGTATTTATAACCCATAGCTTTTAATATTAGGCTTGTTCCATTACCTGCACAGCTCCCAGAGGTATTGCAAGAGTCTTGAAAAGCCCATGCGTCTACATTGTTAGGGATTGTAAAGTCACCCATATCAAGCAAAATGATATCATTAGGGGTTACTGCCTTAGACACACAGCCGAGCCATTGTTTAAACTCATTGAAAGCTATCAGCTCTTCATTTGTTGTGGTAACTCCTGCTTTTTTGAGCTGTTTTGAGAGTTTAGGTGCTTGTGCTCCGTGTTCGATTACAATATTATCATTGTTATAATATTTTCTTAGTACATTCTGCATGTTGACCTCTAGGATTGTATTTCCATAGTTAGGGGCTTTTAGTACATTCGTGCGGTAGTAGTCACAGAGCATGCCTACATCTTCCCACTCTTCAAAGTGTTCAGGCTTTTTATATCCCAGCTTGTGTGCATATTTCAGGATTTCCCCAACCATTCTCTTTAGTACTTTGTGTTCTAGCTCATGTCTGATACTAGTAATATTGCCATACTTACGATAGATTAGGGCTTCTTTCAGGTTCTCAGCTCGTTTTTTCATTTTATCTTCTAGCTTTTGGAGCTCTTTCTTTAGCTCAATCCGTGTAAAGATTTTCTTTTCAAAGGCTCTATACTCTTCCTTGATACCTTCCCATTTTTTAGTATCATTGTTTACATCTGTGAAATAGTGTCCGTTTCTATCGTACTGATAAAGGAATAATGCCCGATAGTCTAGCCCTCTTATGTTTCCAATGTCTGAGCCTAGTTCATTAAGTGGAAAATGCTCCATAAGCCAATACACAGCCTCTTTAGTGCCCTTTGTGAGCTCTTCTGTGTACTCATCAGCGAGCATTTTATCAATCCGGGCTTCTAGTGCCTGATAGGGTTCTCCCTTCTCAAAAGAAGCGTTAATAGCTTTCAGGAGCTCATCTTGTTTGTCTTCTGGTGTTTCATCTAGGAGTAACAAAAAAGCCTTCTTTACAAGAGGCTCATTTTCTACCATATTTAAAATAGTATCTTTCATTATTTAAAATCCTTTCACATTTTAGCGATTATATAGTGATAGAGCGGTACAGCCTTTCACTCCATATTGTCCAATTTGTTTACCACAGGGGACAAACATTCGCCCTTGATAGCCCAATCGGTGGAGCTCTTTTGCGGTCACAAGGGATACGATAATATCCAACTTTTCTAGCCTTCTGAGCTCTGATAGAGGGGTTTCTAGTCCATACCCAATAGTATTCACAGGTACACCATGTATTTTTCCCAAATCCTTGTAATAAGTTTTAAGGCGCAAAGGGGCAAACCTTCCGCTTACCCCTATTCGCTTTGCAATTTTTCCGTCAGTGTGTAAGATAGTCACAGGGTGACCCGTTAAGTTTTCAAATCTCTCGTAGATATTTTTTGTCATGCTCTTCTAGTTCCTCCGCTTCTTTTTCTGTGATTTTTGAGCTATAGCCGGCTGTTTCTCCAATGGAGATTGGCAATAAAACCAATCCTTTATTAGGCACACGATACATTTTTTCATCTTCTATGACTACCTCATAAAATTTAGGCTTGATTTCCTCTTCTCCTAGGATAGTATAGCCTTCTACTAGAAGGGTAGCTAGTGCCATAAATTTTGAAACCCCTAGAGCCTCTGAGATAGCGTTTAGCTCTCGGTCGATAGGTTTATCCTGACCCTTGCCAAACTCGCTGAAAAGCTCTGCTAGACGTCCTCTAAAGCGTCCTTGTTCTTTGACCTCTCCCAGCCATGCTGAAAGTTCTTTGCTAATTGTTTGTACCATAAATTTATACTCCTTTCATTATGGTATTATATAAAAGTATCATGATGATGAAAACTACTACAATATTTTGGGCTGTAATGATAGCTCTTAAGTCCTCATCAGTTTTAATAAAAAGCCTCCAGAATAGGAGACTTAGAAAACTATACACTATATACACAGCGTATATAAAAGGCGCTAGGAAGATTAGCAAGATAGCTATACAACCTAGCACCATAGATAGTAATGCACCTATAATCTCACCCCCTTAGTATTCTACAATGTCATAGAAATTCTCCAAGCAATCACGGTCGCAAAAATGTCTATATCCTTCTGTTTCAATATAGTTTCGGCTACAGTGAACAGGGTAGCTACAGTGTGCACACTCGTCTAGGTTTCCATCGTCCTCATATACCCAGCTATCAATATTTTCACAGTATACGGCGTTATCTTTGTTAATGTATTCACTGTATTCATCAGAGTAAACGACCTCGTCTTCATCTAGCCAGCCATCACTTTCAATGTAAATCAATCCTTCTCCCTCCAAATTTAGCTCGTTTAAGTCCTTAAATTGAACAGCTCCAAAGTCAAAATCAGGGCTATAATATTTGCGCACACGGTCGCAAGCAAAGTTAGACCAGAAGCCGTTAGTGTTTACAAGGTCTCCTACCTCTTCTGTGGTATATTCGATTGTTTCCCATTTAACCCCATAGTGTGCTAGTAGGAGGGCTAGAGGTGCGCTGTATTCTCCATGGTTACCTACACGATACCAATCAGCAACACAGAAGCCAGAAGGCTGGCTAAAGTAGTAAAACCGTCCGGTAGGCTCTCCATCAGCGTTATAGATATAGCAATATCTTGAGCCCTCATAGGTTGCTAGGGCTGTACTTGTGATATTTCCGCACCCGTCAGTATTATTGCATGAGCCGTCAAAAGCCCATTCATCTTGTTCATCATAGGTAGGTAACTCGGCTGAGAACTTAACTCCAAACTCATAATCGTAAGGGTTACCTTCATAGAGATTGAGATAGTCAGCGTCTGCATATAGACCAATAAGTTCGCAAACAGCTTCACCCCAAAACTTGATTTCGAGGTCTGATATTTCGATTTTAAGCTTGCGTAACTGTTTAGCAAGTTTAGGCTTATTTTCGCCTAATTCGATTGAGTCTGTGTTAAAGTAGCGGTTCAAAAGTCCATTGATTGTGAAAGTTTCCATGATATTTACCTCTTTTAAGTTGATTATTATGAGGATAACCCCTCATTGATTTTAAATTATTGAAATGTTATTGCGGTATCATTTGCCCCTTCTGTGAGGCTGTATAGGTTTTGTAGTCTGTAGGGATATTTAGGAGCTCTCCATTGTCCCCTACAACCTGCAGAAAGTAAGTGCCTTGTTGGCTAAATTTAGCCATTATCTGCCCTGTGTGAGGCTGAGACTGAGAGTATCCCCAGAGACACAGGAGAAGGGCTACAGTGAGCCCTGAGAGTAGTTTTTTCATTTGTCTACCTCTTCTAGTAGAGGCATGAACTCAATATAGTTACGGTCAAGATAAGCACAGCTCGGATAGTCTGCGCCTGCTTCTCCTGTGATGAGTTCTGCATTTAGAAAGTCACTAATGAGCATGTATAGTTCAGCGTTAGTGTCTTTGTAAAGGTCAATGAACATAGTCAGAACCTTTTCATCTAGGAAGGTTAGGGAAATGTCTCCCTTGTCAAAGCTGATTTGAACAGTCAGGGCTGTTCTTGTGATTTTAATTGATTTTGTCATAGTGCATGACTCCTTTTAATTATAGTGCCCTTGTGTAGGGCTATGACTCTAGGAACTGTTACACTCCCAAAGCCTGAATGTTGCGGTTGCATATTTATTATTTTGAATAGTGCCTGCGTACTCGTTCGGACTGTTAGTCTTTAACCCTACAGACACAAGGTGTTTTATTGATATATAATATTATTTCGTTCGTGAGCTAGTGCCTGCTTATAGGCTCTATTATTTAACGTCTGAGCAAGGGGCTTGATGTCTGTAAGTAGTGACTGTCCTATTGTTTGATAGTGATAGCACAGAAGGCTATATATTCAAACTAACAGTATATCTTGCATAGTCAGAGGCTCATTGCTTTATATGCTGGGCTTTGCTATAGTGCACTAGCTAATTAGTTAGTTGTTGTTCGGATGGCTTGCTTTTCACTTAGTGCGCCTTTGCACTGGTCAGGTGGTCATTAGGTAGGCTATCCTACCTTCTCACCTGCTTACCTCTCCGGTCACCTCTGAGCTACTCCAGCAAGTCTTTGCAAGTCTTTCAGTAGGGCGCTTGTTCTCCCTTGTCTTTATTAAGTTTTCAAAGGACATGATAGTTAGTGGATAGCCACTGATACTCAAGAGCTTCGCTCCCTTTCCTTATCTCGGTAAAACCATTATACCATCTTCTAACCTTGTAGTCAACAACTTTTTATATTTTTAGCTATAGGAAATAACTATAAGAGTATATAGGCTACACCTATAAGTGTAGGACAAGTGAGAAGGTGAAAAATGAATGGATTTTCGATGTCGTATATATTTGACATTTCGGGAGAAAGTTTTTTTCTTTCGTTCGTAACTTTTTCTACCCTAAACGAAACACCTCTCCTCACTTACTAACGAAAGCTTTTTACTTACGTACGTAAGCACCTCTTTACCTTACCCTTTACTTTTTAGTAAAAAGAAGTGGTATATTTTTCCTTGGTTAAAAAGGTATAAAGAAAAAGGTCGATTAAAAAAGAGGGATGGAGAGGAGGAGGGCTGATATGCTCATCTACCATTCAAATTTATTTCATGCTAAAATATTATACCTAATTAAAAAGTAGACCGATTACTCACCGACCCAGATTTCTCTATCCACCAATTAAAAAACAAACCGTTTGGTCGGTTTTTCAAATTCCCCAATTCACCATTCATCATAATTCATAAATTCATGAATACTATGCATAATAAATAATATGATTTAATTCGTATTATCTCCCCAATGCCTTGGTACATAAGGATTTATATAATTCGTATCCCTTGTACCGAAGGTACTATTAAATCGTATTTTTAAGTTCTGTGTATTCTACTTTATGAATGGATATACGAGCTATTCTGCGAATGCAATGAGCTATGCGAGTATATCTATGAATATTAGTAGAATATTATTCTCTGCGAGTGATAACGAGCTGAGAGAATAATCCTATCTCTGTACTCATAGCTCTGTATGGTACTATCCTAATCACTATTCTATGGAGCTAATATAAGCCTCTCTAAGACTCTATTTTATTTCCCCAATATAATACCCCTCAGAAGACACTAAAATCAAATACAGGACTTTCTATAAGCTCTTAAAAGCCACTAAAGCACTACTATAAGGTCCTAATAAGACACAGGAGGTTCTATAAGGTAATATAGGACTTTCATATGCCCTAAACCATCACACAGGGGATTTATAAGTGTACAAGAATGACCTCTTCCTCTCTACAAGGCTCTGATAATAACACAGGGCTGTATATTACTTAGTGAAATAATACTACGAGCTCTGCGAGGAGTATTATGAGCTTAGTAATATAACAAAGACAACGAGCCCTGCGAGGAAGTCTGCGTTAGTCTTCCAAAGATAACCTTCCACGAATACGCCAGTATGAGTTGAAGGGTTATCCTGTGCCCTTATTATGGTACTAAAATAGCCTCCAATTTTTCAAAATGAATATAGTATAATTTATTTATAGATATTTTAGTATAATATTAAATTTGTGCATTTTCTATGATTACCCTGTGGATAACTCTTATAAAGCCCGTCACTAAGCCATTTCACAATTTCACAATGTTACCAAAAAGTCACATAACTCAATTTTGTAATTTATTTGTAACAAAAACTGTGGATAACTAGCCATTTCTGTGGATAACTTGAAGGATATTATAGCATAATAAATTAGTTTAAGAAAAGTTATGTAACATTTTTAATAAAAACTGATACTATTCTATGGTCTCTTACATATACTTTATACCTAGTTACATAGATTTATTACTCATTTATCTATCTAACTATAATATTTGCCTCTTTATCTTACTAAATTTACTAGTTTTATGCAAAATTATGGATATTTCGTGCATAAAGTGGGGGTAAAATGCATAAAATAAAAAGTGTAGTGTCTGAGTTGACAAAATGCCCAAAAATCGTTATACTTGCAGTATCAGTGCGGCGGTGTTGTATCATGTGGGAGGTATATAAATTATACTAATGAATATGATACTAATAATATGCATAATTAATATTCATTTATATATTATATAATTCTTAGTGAATAAACATAGCCCTGCTATGTTTATGAGCTTAGAATTATATTATCTACCCTGAGTGTAACGAAGGAGTAGATAATAGGTGATAGAGTATAGAGTAAAGAAATAGGACCTGTGATAGGTCCTTTTATGTATATTCAATTTTAAGGTATCTCACTGTGTCATCAAAGTCCTCAATGAACTCCTTGGATATTCTTTCCTGTGTAGCTGGGTCTCTAAAGTTATCCCTGAACGCTTCCATATTTCTAGAGCCTAGCACCTCAGCATGAGACACTCCATAGTATTCCACAAGCCAGTTAGATAATTCATCTATTTCCTCTGTGCTACGTTTCCACCACCAGAACCACTGAGTATGAGAGAGTCCGAAGTGAGCCTGTGCTTTCTTAATGTTCCCGAATAACCTTTTCACAGCCTTTGAGGCGTCAGCTTTTAGCATAGGATTGTAAATAAACTCACCATATTCACTGTGAAGCTCAAAGTATTCCTTCAAATAGCTCTCATAACCCTCAAACCACACAGTAGGACCTGAAATATTATACTTCTTATACCATAGGTACAATAGTCCTCCCTTAACGAAGGTCTTTCCTGTCTGATACATATACACAGAGGCAGGGTCCATTTCCCAGAACGGTACATCAGGGAAGAATTTCTGGATATTTATGTGGTCACCTTCCAGAAGCACCTCAGAACGCACATATTCAGCCATTCTAGTGTAGTAAACAGATACCGTGGTACTTTCCCCCAGAACTTCAAATAATGCGACTGTGGACTTGCTAGACACCTTTAACGACCCTGTGCCTGCCATGATATATTTATGAACGTTGGCTGTGCTTCCGAATGTCCTAGCCAGCTTCTTATTCATACCCTTTAGCATTTCTCTCAGAGACTCATTCAAGTTCTCTATATAGGTCACAGTGATTTCCTTACCTAGGCGCTTTGTGTAGTAGTCTTGGAACTGCTGTCGTCCTGACTCTATGAGCTCCTCTAAGTCAAACTTCCCTGTGTCATATAAATTAAATAAGAACTCAGCCGTCACAGGGGAGACTAGTCTGTTCTTTCTTGAAACTTCTTGTGATTTAATATCTGAGAAAATATATTTCATTTTCCTTACCTCCATGTAAATATTGTAGCATATTTGGTTAGGAGTTTCAATAGAGAAACGGTTGAAAAAGTAAAGTACAGATAATACAAGGTAAAGAAAGGCACAGAGTATTTTATTCTTTATAGTGTAATATCTGTACTTTGGTAAAATATCCATAGTAAAGTACAATTAATACAGTATAAAGAATAACACAGAGCTATATTTCTTTAATATGCATTATCTGTACTTTGCTTGCAAAGTTCAGATAATAGCATATCAGGAAATCAATAACACAGGGAAGGGAAGCCCTCTGTGTCAATAAGCTAATGTACAATTTCTCAGAGCTCAGGAGTAAAGTACAGATAATACAGTATAAAGAAGAGCTCTAAGAGCTATGTGTTATTCTTTAACTTGTATTATCTGTACTTTGCTAAAAAGCGAGATTTTTACTTGCACTCCCCTGTGACTTATGGTATTATAGATACATAGCTCAGGAGGAAGTATGTTACTCAGTTTAGACATTTCAACACGTTCAACAGGATACGCCATTCTTGACCACAACGGAAAAGTGGTTACCCATAATGTTATCTCCCCTCGCAACGATAGTTACCTAGAACGTGCACAAGAAATGGCTGAGCAAGTAAGGCTTCTTCTGCATAGCTACCCAATAAAACGGGTAATTATAGAAGAGCTTAAAGTTCTCAAAAATCAAAAGACCCTTGTGTGTTTGGCTATAACACAGGGAGTGATTATTAGAGAGCTTAATGATTTAGCTATCAACTTTGTTGGTCCTTCGGTCTGGCGCAAGTTATTTAAGTTATCTGGTCTCAAACGAGCCGAGGCTAAGAAACATGCGATAAGCTTGTGCAGACGGAAGGGGCATGATGTAATCTGTGATGACGACGCAGAAGCGATACTGATTGGAGAATATTTTTATGAAAGTACAAGTAGTGACATCTACAAAAACTTACGAAGTACCAGAAGGGCTACTACCAAAAGTAGAGCAAAATAATTCTGAGAAAGTGCTTCGTGTGAATTTATCAGACACAGAAGAGCTTGTGTGTTATAACTTGCAGATGTATGAGCTAAAAGATGGAGTCCTCAGTTACTACTGTGTTCCATCAAACATTATTTACGAAGAAGGGAAACCTTTGGAGTATAAAATACAATCGTTATTAGGCATGGGGTAGGAAGACTTTTGCTATAAACCTTTTCATATAACCTTTCTATAACCTTTCTTTACTACCGATACTACCCCATACTAATTATTGTGCATATAGTCAAGTGGTTTAAGACCGTTGGCCGCAACCCAACTATCGGGGGTTCGAATCCCTCTATGCACTTTGCCTTTATGGCAATGTATTTCATATATCTCCTGTATCGTTAAGCCTGTGTGATTGTAAAAGGTCACATGGGCATAGGAGCAAATCACCTAATTACCAAACACACAGTGTTATACTATACATACGTTGCTCCGAAGAGTCCCATAGTGCTATCACTGTGGGATTTGTTTTAGAAGAAAGAGGCTAATATGGCTAAGAAATCAGAGAAAAGATTATATTCAGACGAAATGCGTGAGCTGAGCTTTGCCTCCTTTGAGGATTTAAAAGCCTATGCTATTCGCTGGGGTCTTGAGGAATATGACGAAGATATTGTGAAGGCTTTTGGTCTTAAACGCTTTGCAGAAATTCCTCCAGCTACGCCAATGCGGATTAACGCTTTGAAGCAGATTTTTGAGAGTATTGAAAATGGCACAGCACGGATTGAGTGGGCTAATCGTATTGAGGGTAAACCTACACAAACCACTGTGAACCTGAACCGGGAAACTGAGAGTATTGAGGAGCTTGAGCGCTACACTAGTGCTCGTCTTGATAAATTATTTGAGGACTTGTAATGGCAAATTCACAGGACAAGATATTCATCAGGAACTATGACGATTTTAAAGCAAGGCTAAGCGAGTATGTTAATCGTGTGATTAATGAAGTTCCTAGCGACAACTTTGAAGAGGCTTTAATAGGCTATCTTGTGGACCTTTACACTGACTCATTTTATGAGGAGCTTGAATATATCCTTAATGAACTTGGACTAGAGCTTGATGAGGTTGAGTATCGTAATGCACAGAATAGTATCAATCAATCAGGCTTTGCCAGAAGCAATTACACACGTCTAAAAGAGATTTTTGCCAGTAGGAAAGCTGATATTCTAAGTATTAGAGACGAAGTGGTTGCTGAAAAGGGCATACTAGACCAAGAAGAGATTGATAGAAGGATAGTACCAATTATTGAGCTTATCTCTGTGTCAGAGGTCCATATGGCTATCGAAAAAGCCTCTGTGGAGACTGCCAAGGTACTTCACCATATCACAGGAGAGGTCATCTACAAGCGGTGGAACTCTGTGAATGATGAGCGGACTTGTCCTATTTGTAGATTACTTGATGGCACAAGAGTTCCTGTGGGAATTTCATTCATTGAGGGACTAGACCCAGAAGATGACGCCTATGACGTTGCTGTGAATTACTTAAGTTATACAGGAGGAGACTTTAGCTATGCCCACCCAAGATGTAGATGTTGGCTCACCTATGAAAAAGAGGAAGTTACTCTCTAATAGGGAAAAGTTAAGCATACTGCTGGACACTGTGACTCCTAAGGAGAAGCTAAAGAAGGCAGTAAAAGGGTATATACCAAAACACTTTAAGAGAAATAGTATCAGAGAGACTAAGGGCTTTGAGAAAGAGCTTGAGTATTATAAATTAGGCTTCCGTACAGCCCTATCACGGTTCAATATTGAGCTCTGGTGGTCACAGGCTGTGCAATTTGGAGCTTTCCTGAGTGGGGATTATAAGACAGGCTACTGTGTGGCTACTCCTCGTTATGGGAAGTCCTTCCTGTGTGGGATTATGAGTAATAATTTCGCATTTTCAGGACAGAACTGCTATGCTGTAGGGTCAACCAATGAGTATTCAGGAATTATTATCCAACACGCCAGAGAAATCCTAGTAAATGCTCACCCATCTGTGAAAGAAATGCTGAGTATGGATGAAAATGACGTATCGGCTGTTGATAGACGGCTAAAGCGTGGTCTTAGCTCATTCTCTAGTGAAGGGTTTAGCTTCCGTAATGGAGGAAAGCTAGAAGGGCTCTCTGCTGGTAGTAACTTTACAGACCCCTCTAAAATCCATGTAATCGGACGTGGAGGAAATATGTTTGGAGACGAAGCCAGCGATATTTCACCTCTTGCACTAGGGCACATGGCACGTCGGGAGTTTGAAAGTGACACAGGTGAGAAGCTCATCATGTATCTAATCTCCAACCCACGGTCACTGAATAGTTTCTTTGACTTTATGACCAAGGAAGAGCTTGCAGATGATGAGTTTGTCATGTGGCTAGACGTTGTGACTGCCATGGAAGAGGGTTCAATTAACTACACAAAAGACCAGCTCATGAAGTCAGGTTTTACAATCACAGAGGACTCCATAAGAGAAAACCTCCTGTGTGAGTTCCCTGTGGAGCGGTCTAACTTCTTTGACGCTCAGCCTGATATTCTTGAAGAGTTTAATTCCCTTAATCCTGACCTTGAATGGTTTCTTGGTGTGGATAGTGCCTACAAGGGCGCTGACAGTATTCAAGTTACCTTGTCTTGTATAGACAAAGAAGGTCACATAACCGCTGTGGATACTACGGATATTAAGCCTAAGGAATGGATTGATGGTATCACAGCTAGAGACGTTGTGAATAAGATTATTACAATAGCCAATCAGTTTAAGGTAAGGGCTATAGCTATTGACTCAGGAGGGGGAGCTCACATTGTTCAGCCTCTTAAGATGGCTAGGCTCTCAGGTAAGCTAAAGGCTTATGTGTATGATATAGACTTCGGTGGTAAGGTAACAGAGGCTAAGAAGATAGCCCATGACCCTAGTGCCGAGTATGCCTTTAATAAGCGTGTAGAAATGCACCTTATGTTGAGGGGAATGATGGAGGCACAGCGTGTGTCCTTCATGACAAAAGTCTGGGACGGAATTGCTCGGCAGATGTCCTTTGTGGCAGAAATTCAGCGACCAGAAGACCGGCTTGTGAAACTTAGACCTAAATCTGAGATTAAGAAGTTAATTCACCAGTCACCAGACGAACTTGATAGTGTTCTATTGGCTATACACGCCATAGAGCTATTCTATTTGGAGGACCACTAATATGGGAAGAAAGAGAAAGAAGAAAGTACAGAAGCCTCAGCAAGAACAGCTGAGCCGGAGGACTCCTGAGGAGCTTGAAGGCGTAGAAGCCATGGATAAGTTCTTTAATTCCGCTGTGGAAGACCGATTGCTATATACTTCTAGTGGCTATCGTGAAATGCCTATTGGAAAAGACCTTAAGACCATTGAAAAGCTTGCTTTGAGCCTTCCTGATGTAGATTATATCCTTGACAGCATGGTATACTACATGTTCACTAACCGCCTGACAACGAAGGATGAGGAGAAAGATAAGCTACTCCATAAATATTTACAGGAAACCAACTTCAATGGTCAGCGTAATATTGATGTCTTGCAAGGTGTAGCAAAGGGCTATCGGAAATATGGCTACTATGGGCTATATAATTCAGGGCAAGGTCTTGTAGGAGTTCACCCTAAGGATATTCTTGCAATCACAATCCCCTACCCTGAGCACCCTGTGTTGACTCAGACATTGAGCTACGTGATTAAGCGTACAGATGACGCTCATGCCATTGTAGACCGTATCACAGGATACAGTAAAGGCTATACAAATCTTGACGTTGAAGCTTATATGGATTTGTTACAAAACCCAGAAAAGTACAAGGACGATTTACTCCTAGTTACTGAGGATAACTTCGCCTGTGTCAAGTTGGATACTTCCAAGGTATTTGGTATCAGTCCGCTACTTAAGGACCGCAAGCGTGTGCAGTTGTTGTTGAACATTCTTGACCGAATGAACTATGATATTGCCAGAAACGGTATTGGTACGATTGCACTACAAGCAAAGGATAGTATCATTGACAGTATTGAAGAGGGTGAAGCAGAAGGGTTTGTACCTAGTGCTGGTCAGCTTCTTGATATGGGACGTACCGCTAAGAAGGAACGTGCTGACAAGATTGCTAAAGACATGGAAGACATTTCACAGAAGCTATCAGAGACAGAGTATAATGACGCTATTGTGTACTCTAGTAAGTTTGAGAACCTGCTCCAGCTAACTCGGGATACCAAGGCTGTGGACTTCCTAGATTATCTGTCATTGTATGCCTCATCTATTGTGGCTCAGATGTTCGGAGTACCTGCAAGGCTATTTGACCTCGGTAAGACAGTATCAAATATTGGTACACACAGTATCATTGACAACTCAATGAAGAACAATATTATCCCTATGCGGACACACTTCATTGGTCAGTGCTCACGCCTAATTGAGAACGCTGTTGGACTTAATCACCATGAGCAAGATATTACTTTTGCAAGTTATGAGTTCTCTAAGGATTACAACTATAGCAATGACATGACAATTCTTGAAGTTTATGATAGACTTAAGGAAATCGACCCAGAGAAAGCAGAAGCTTATCTGGATAAAAATCTAATTATTTAAGGAGATATACAACAATGCCTAGAAAGAAAGTTACTGTTGAAGATTTGAACGAAGCTTTTGTTGAAGCTGTTCATGATGATACTCCAATGGCTGTGGCTACTAACTCTGGTAAAGTAGTAAGTGGTGACACACGGAGAGTTGGAGAGGCACGTAAGGTAGATTATGAGCTTGAGTTCTGGTTGCCTGTGCCTGAGGATTTTGACCCAGCAGGTTCTGACTTAGAGCTTGTGATGGGAGGCACAGCTTATGTACAGCGAGTTGAAGCCAAGCAGCGCTTTATCTCAGCTCGTATTGGTCGCCGTGTGCGTAACTATGCCTCACGTGTGGCTATTGCTTTTACTAATTTCAAGGAAGATGGCTCTACAGAAGTTTACACAGCGGAAGACTTCTTCAAGCTGTATGAAATTTTTGATGATAATGTTATTGAAGCCTGTGAAAATATTATTGTAGAGGTGCTAGGAGTTTCTACCAACCTTATTCAGTACATCACAGATGAGTCAATGATGGAAAATGTCCTGAAAATTATGCAGAACAATCCCAGCTTTTTTCAGACAAATTAGTTATCTGATTAACTACGGCTGGGCACTAACCTGTGGTATTATTCAAGAGAGAGAGGAGTGGAGAGGGCTTGCATATGATGATGTAATCCCTGTGCCACTTGATGAGATAGATGAGCAAGTTCTTGTATTGACCAAGGAATACAATATTCCATACCTTACTCTCATGGACGATACAACTTACACAGATATTGGTGTATTATATGCTAAGGTTGCCAACTCTAAGGCTTTTGAGTCTTATAGCCAATATATCAGCCTAGATGAGAAGGGTAGAGCAGACCATGTGAAAGACTATGGAGAGCCTAAGCCTTATGAATATGAGGTAATCACTGCTGAAATGCAGGAACGATATGCGGAACAGCAACAGAATGAGTTGCAAAAGATGTATAAGAGACAAAGGAGTATTTGATGTCTTCAATTATTACAGATGTGTTAGGATTTATTGAGGAAAAACGAGGAGCTATTAAGCCTGAGTATGTTCGTAACGGTAAGCCTGTGTACACACTACGAAACTATGCTGATATGACTGACCTTGACGCCGATGTGTTGCTTAACGGAGGTCAATTTAACTTAGCGGAGAAAGTACCTACATTTGGACGTGGAGGAAACCTGCTTCGTACACCACGCACTTCCTACGCTGTGAACGTAGAGATTGCATTTGATAACCGTGTGAAAATTGAGAAACACACAGACGCTAAAGGTAAGGAGAGTGATGTTTATGTCTTTGTTGTTGACCAACGAGCTCTTATGGACCAATCTTCTGGACATATCTACGCTAACTTCGTTGTTGGCTATATTATAGGTCCAGATGCTAAGGGCAAACCAGAGGTTAAGGGTACTAAGCACATCAAAGAAGATGAGTTTGTGAATGACTATGACCAGACATTTGACCCATCTTCCATGGAAGAAATTATGGAGCTTATCAACAAGTACCGCTTACAACATGGTACAGCCAAGGTTATTGATGAGCTTAAATTCAATAAATAGTTAAAATAAAAGTGCAGTGTGCGGTTTGACTTACTGTGCTTTTTTTGGTATAACTAGGTAGACAATTATTAAGGAGGACAGACATGGTACGCAAGTATAAAACTACTACTGTTAAGCCAGCTGCACCAAAACTAACTCCCTCAAAGGAAAACAAAATCAAAGTCGCAATTATGAACCTAAAACTTACTGTGGGTTCACAAGAAATGACTTTCAAATCACCTTTGGCTGAGCAAATTTTGGCAAAGGTTAAACACATTATTGTGGGACGTGAACAGGTTCAGTATTTTGATAAAGCTGATAACAAGTTCAAGTCATTTACTTATTGCTGTGGTGACAAGTATGAAGTTTCCTTCACTACAGAAGAGCGCACTCTTCAAACAACTGAAGTAGACTGCTACAAGTTCCCAATTACTTACGAAGGAGATAAGTAATGAACGAGACAATCGAAGTAGGAATGTCCTATGACGAGTATTTGGCTCAAATTCGTGTTGAACAGTTCGGCTGGGAAGTAGAAGAGATTACATCAATCTCTGATAGCGACCTGACTAAGCCTGCTGTAGAACCAGAAGCTCCTGTGGAAGAGGTTCATTATGAAGCACCAGCTGTGGAGGAAACTCCTGCTGTGACAGAGCCTGTACTTGCTGAGGAACTTCCTGAGGAAGAAGAGGAGTTAGATGAAGTTTAGAGTTTCACGATTTTTGAAGCGTGATTTAGTGGTCCGTGTGAACTTCACAAAGGACGGCTACATTCAAAGTAACCGTAAATTGTTTGAGTTCTATCCGTCTGGTAAAGCAGATGATGAAGGCTGGTATGAAACTACTGATGATATTTTAGTAGATAGCCTGAGAGGACTTACTGAGCAGTTACCTTACACGCCAGAGGCAGAAGCAGGTCTTAAAAAAGATGGGGTTTCTTATGAATACGCCTACTGTGCAAGCTGTGGAGGTCACAAAGTTCGTAAACTTGAATACCATCTATTTGAGGTGACTGAATAATGCCAGTTTATTCTAAGATAGCCAAGAAAATCCAGAATGAGATAGACACCTACCTCATGAACAAGGATTTGCTTGACGGCTATATTAACTTGAGTAAGACTGATAAGCACAAAGAGTCATTTTCTGTGAATAAGAACTATGACGGTGAGGACGGATACATGACCCTCTTATCTGAGGGCTCTGTTCTTTACCCTGATGGTTCTATTCGTCTTTATCTTGCTAAAGGAACACTACAGAAGTGGTATGACAGCATTGATGAAGAGTACGAAGGTTATGTAACGGTTGGACATGTAGATACTAACAGCTTCCCTGTGCGACAAGGCTACTTCCGTAAGGAAGACTTAAGAATTATCACAGACGACAAAGGACGCTCAGATTTACTTGTAAAACCCCATGTGAACACAGAGCTTAGCCAGATTAAGGACCTTATCATTCAAGATGAGCCTTTTGCTATTTCATCTGAGTTTAGCTGGACTTTCAAGGATATTAAGCCTGAGGAAGTCGCTGAGTACACGAAACTGACCAAGTATAATGCACAGTTTACTGACGAACCTGTGCCTATCACTGATAATATACACATTACAGGGTTTTCATTTGTAGGAAATCCCGGAAATGCAAAGAGCGGAGGCTATGAGCCCTCTGTGTATTTGAAACAAGAGAAGGAGCTAGAGTTGGATAAAGAAAACACTTTAGATAAAATCCTTGCTTACTTCAATGGACAATCTGCTGAAGCTACAGAAGTTGAAGAAAAACAGCCAGAAGTAGTTGAAGAAGTTGTAGAAGAAGTTAAGGAAGAAGTAGCTGAGCCTGCTGTAGAAGCAGAAGCTGAGGCTACTGAGCAAGCTGAGGAAGTGAAAGAAGAAAGTTTGGAAGCTAGTACAGTAGAATTGCTGGAAAAAGCTACAGCTAAAATTCTTGAACTTGAGGCTAAGGTTGGAAAGCTTGAAGCTGAAAAGGTTGCTCTTGAACAAGAGAAAGCTCAATCAGAAGGAGCTATCAAACAACGTATGGAAACACTTTCAGCGTTGCTATCTAAGGCTTCTGTTGAAGCCCCTGTGGTTAAAGAACAGGAAGAGAAATTAGAGCAGTCTACAGGTCTGCGTAAACGTTTTGGAGGAAAATAACTAATGGAAAAGTTGACAAGTTTTGACATTGTTCTTAAGGAAGCTATTGACTATCTTTACGATAATTCTAAAGTAGCACTTGCTAACCTTGAGTCAATGGCACGTGACGCAGGCGCTAACTTTAAGCCACAAGAACCATTCCATAAAGATGGAGAAATCCCATTCGGTATCTCCCGTGACTGGTCTAAAGCTCAGCCAAGCCTTCGTGAAGTAGGTATGGAAGATGAGCTGGTATCAGACTTGCTTAAACGCTTTGAGCAGGCTAACCTTGGTACTTTGCGTCGAGCTAAAAATGGCGATTGGATTATGGAGTCCCTGACATGGGGTACAGAAGCTCCAGACTTCTCTGGTGATACTGGTGATAGCTGTTGCTTCACTGAGAAGTTCACTATGAAAGCAACTGGTGACGCTACACCTGTTCGCTACCTGTGTTTCAAGGACTGTGAAAACCGTCTTGACCGTATGATGAAGGACAAAGTACACTTCAAGCAAGGTGACTTGATTAACAAGTTCCAGAAGCTTGGAATGAGCTATGCAGAAGCAGAAGCTTTCATGGCTTGGTACACATTTGCGTTTATCGTACAACGTCATATCGTACAAGGACTGCTCTCTTACAAGGGTAATGGCTTACGTCCATTCCACGGTGTAGCAGAAATGATGACCCACCCGGGTATCACTCCTATTGACGCTGCCGGCTCTGTAATTGGTGCTTTCCGTCAAGTAGCTTGCTACCTTGATGTACTCCAATCACAAAATTCTAACTACAAGATTTATGTTCACCCATTGACTTTGCGTGGAATTAAATCAGAAATCAAACCGGGCAAGGACGCTCAACTGCCAGAAGGCTGGTCTATCTCAGGTGATACTGTGACATTCCGTGGCATTAAGTTTGGTACTTCTTACCACATGCCTTATGACAATGAAGTCAGCATGACTGGTGAAGCATATGTACTTGACTTGAACCGTGTAGAAGCCTTGACACAACACGACTTGTTCGTACCTCAAGACTCTATCCGCACTGTGACATCAGAAGATGATACTCAAGCAGGCTGTGAAGTAATCTGTGACAAGTATGAAAACTTTGGTTTGGTATATACCAATTCACCAGTATCTCACTTGTTGATTGCTAACATTCCACTTGACCAACAATGCCCTGCCGTTGTATTTGAACGTATCCAAGGTCTGCTTACAGGTCTTAATCCGTTCCCAATGG